AGACCTGACATTGATTGGGACGCCCTCAAGGGGAGCCGGTGATAGAACTTAGATTGGCTTTGTCTTTGGAAGCAATGCGTGCAATTGCTGAAGGGGATGAGTTGGTGTTTGACATCGAAGAAGATAGTGTGCGCGTGTTCATCTCGTGTAATGACGAAGCGGTCAACGCTTTTTACACACAGGTGCAACGCGCTCTCTTGCACATGTTGCCTATCAGCGAGTTGCCAAATTAAACCGAGCCGGCCGGATGCCGGTGTTGCATTCAGGAGATATCGTGAACTCTCGATTAGAGTATTTTAAAGATCTTATTGCCGACTGCGCTCAAGCAGTTGACGAGCTTGGCATTGAAGAAGAACACCAAGGCGTTGTCATTGCAGCACTGATCCAATCCGACAGCTACAACGGTTTGCGCAAAGCAATGCTGCAAGCGATGAGCCCCACGTTCGTGATGCAGAGGGGTGACAAGGCATGACCCGACCTGAAGTATTGGCGCTCAGCCTAAACAACATACCCCAAGACCTGCAAGCAATGGACCGCTGGGTCCTGTGGAAAAACGTGCAGCGCAGCAAGCCCAACGGCGAGAAGGTCTGGGCCAAGATGCCGCTCTCAGCCAAAGGCGGCGCGGGCAGCTCGACCGACTCAACTACGTGGGTGTCGTTCGGTGCAGCCGTAGACGAATACCTGCTTGGCGATTACGACGGCATCGGCATTGTGCTCGGTGGCGCTCTGCATGGCATCGACCTTGACGACTGCCGTGACCCAGTCACAGGCTCACTGAGTGAGCTTGCCAAAGAAACTCTTGACCGGGTCGAAGGCTACGCCGAGGTGTCGCCGTCTGGCACTGGCTTGAAGATCTTCACGACCACCAACCTCGATGGCAGTCGCACCAAAAAAGAGGCTGGCGTTGAGCTGTACAAAGACGGCCGGTATTTCACAGTGACTGGCCACTCGATCAACGGACACTCGTCGATGCCCATGCTGCCGCAGGACCTAGGCTGGATGGTCGAGAAGGTGTGGGGCGACGTGCTCAGCGCTGGCGCTGACGCCGGCGAGGATGCCTTTGCCAACCTGAAATCCACGCTTGACGGGTGGGATCTCGAACGCGTGGTCGATGAGGTGCTCGTGCACCTTGACCCCGACACGGGCTACGGTGACTGGCTCAAGATCGGTGCTGCGCTGCACCACCAGAGCGGCGGCGACCCTGAGTGGCTCGACGCATGGGACAACTGGAGCGCTGCCTCTGGCAAGTGGGTCGAGGGCTACTGCGCCGAGAAGTGGGAGAGTTTTAGTACGGCGCGCGCGACTGGCCGCGGTGCAATCACATTGGCGTCTCTGCTGCACATCACCAAAGACAAACGCGAAGTGGCCAAGCTCGACAAGAGAGACGAGGCCATGAGGCTGGTGATGGACATGGTCGAGAACTGCGCAGACGTACGTCAGCTGCAAGAGAAGATCGCTGCCGGCATCGCACACACTGCCGAAGTGTCGGACGTGGAACGCGAACAGCTCGCTGTTGCGATCCAGTCAAAGGCCAAGGACCTAGGCACGAAGCTGCCTTTGTCAACTGTCCGGGGGTGGGTTCGGGCGAGGGTCAAAGTCTCGGGCGGCTTCGTCAACTTGAACGATGAGGGTTATCCCTTATGCACGCTGCCCAACTTTTATGTGCTGATGGACAAGCTGGGTTACTCGGTCAGGTACAACGTGATTAAGAAGGCGATCGAGCTGCTCATTCCTAACACAGCATTCACACGCGACAACCGAGACAACGCTGCCATATCGCACGTCTTGTCTGAGTGCGAGACCGTTCGCATGCCGACCAAGCACGTATCACAATTCCTGATCACGCTTGCAGACAAGAACCAATACAACCCTGTTGTGATGTGGATCGAGTCAAAGGAATGGGACGGCGTGTCGCGACTCGATGACTTCTACGCCACCGTGCGGGTGCCGGCCGGCGGCGAGAAGATGAAGCGCAAGCTCATGCGTAAATGGCTCATCCAAGCGGTAGCCGCTGCTTTTAGCCCTGATGGCATTGCTGGCCAAGGCATCTTGACCTTTGTCGGACCGCAGAACATCGGTAAGACAACTTGGTTCCAAAGGCTGGCGCCGGCCTCACTTGACGCGGTGCTGACAGGCCACACTCTGGACATGAGGTCCAAGGACTCGATCTTCATTGCCCTGTCCTACTGGATCGTGGAGCTGGGTGAGCTTGACGCGACCTTTTCCAAGTCTGAAATCAGTGCGCTGAAGTCATTCACCACACAGGCCATGGACAAGCTGCGCCGGCCATACGCTGCAACCGAATCGAACTTTGGCCGTCGCACCGTGTTTGGCGGGACGGTCAACGAATCCCAATACCTGAACGACCCGACCGGCAACAGGCGGTTCTGGTCGATCGAGGTCGACGGGTTTGATTTGGATAGCGGGATTGACATGCAGCAGCTCTGGGCCGAAGTGAAGGGGTTGTGGGCAAGCGGCGAAAACTGGGCCCTGAACATGCAAGAGATGGGCGAACTGAACATACACAACGAGGAGTTCACCGTGGTTGATCCGATTGAAGAACGCTTGGCGGCCGCATTTAACTGGTCGGAGTTGGGGCTTGGAAACGATTTGTGGGTGACGGCAACCGATGCGCTGATGAAGATTGGTGTGCGAGATCCGTCAAAAGGGCAGACGATCACGGCGGGCAGGGCATTAAAAAAATTGAACGGCGGTCAGCGCAAAAAGACAAACGGGCGCGTGGTTTTCTTGGTTCCTGCCGATGAGCCTGAATTTACAGGGTAAAGAAGGCCTATTACCCTGCCTATTACCCTGACCTATTACCCTGACCTAAGTCTTTGAAATGATTGAAGAATATAGTAGTTAGGGTAATAAGGGTAATAGAAAAAGATATACATATTTTAGGAAGATGATAGTTGACAGTTGTGGCAAATGTTAGTGTTTCCCAAAGGTATATATAGGAAAATCATTGCCCTGTAATGCCCTATTACCCTGAGACTGGAAAAGACATGCTGGAAAAGAAAATTGAGGAGCGGCTGAAGACAAGGGCCAAAGAGGCAGGTGGTCTGGCGATCAAGTGGGTGTCGCCGTCCATGAGCGGGGTTCCTGACCGGATTGTTTTTCTGCCGGGGGGCAAGATTATTTTTGTGGAACTGAAGCGGCCGGGCGAAAAGCCAACACCGCTTCAGGACCGGATCATTGGAATGCTGAGGGGGCTGGGCGCCGATGTGCGTGTGGCCGATTCAATGGAGAAGGTAGATGAAATTTTCAGCTAGACCGGCGCAGGCCGTGACGATTCAAAGGATGGTGGACGAGACCTACCAGCTGATTGCGCTTCGCATGGGTGCAGGAAAAACGGTGGCAACCCTGACCGCGGTTGAGCAGCTGGGGATAAAGACTTTGGTGGTGGCGCCTAAGCGGGTCGCAGAGCTCGTGTGGCACACGGAAGCGGCTAAGTGGGACCACCTATCCAACTTGCGGGTTTCAAAGGTGCTGGGGCCCGTTAAGCAGCGAATGGAGGGGTTGTTGAGTGAGGCCGACGTTTACGTGATCAACCGGGAAAACTTTACTTGGCTGGTGGCCTTGGTCAAAGAGAGCAAGCAGCCTTGGCCTTTTCAATGCGTGGTGATAGACGAGAACAGGGGTTTCAAGGACCGGGCCAGCAAGGCGTGGCAGGCATTGAAGTCGGTCCGCGGTCAGATTCAGAAGCTGTACATCCTTACAGGCACGCCAGATCCCAACGGCGACTTGTTGGACCTGTGGGCCCAAATCAGCATCATGGACGGCGGCAAGAGACTGGGCACCGGGATCACCAAATACCGAGACAAGTGGTACGTGCCAGACAAGCGCAACGGCCAAACGATTTACAGCTGGAAGCTCAGGAAGGGTGCAAGGCAAGAGATCCAAGAGGCGGTGAGGGACGTGATGGTCAGCGTGGACAGCGGCGTTGAGATGCCAGAGCGCATCGACAACGTGGTCCAAGTGACGTTTGACATGAAGCGATACCGGGACATGGAAGCAACCATGGTGAGCGGCAACGTGATGGCGGTTAACGCAGCGGTGCTGGCCGGCAAGCTGGGGCAGATGGCCAACGGTGCGGTGTACGACGACAACCGGTTGGTGCATCCGATACATGATGCCAAGCTGGATGCACTCGAAGAAATCTTGGATCAGGGCGAACCGGTTCTTTGCTTTACTGCTTACGTGCACGACATGGATCGGATCAAGGCAAGGTTCCCGGACGCGGTGCAGTTCGATGGCGAGGCCTCATTGGCCCGCTGGCAGGCCGGAGAGATCAAGTTGATGGTGATGCACCCAGCTAGTGGCGGACACGGCGTAGACGGCCTTCAGGTGGGCGGCAATGTGGCTGTTTGGTTTGGCCTGCCTTTTAGCTTGGACCTGTACGAGCAGGCCAATGCAAGGCTTCACAGGTCTGGACAAAAGAACGAGGTTGTTGTGCACCACCTTGTGTCCGTGGGCACGATCGACGAAAGAATCATGGCGGTGCTTGCAAGCAAGGGCAACATGCAGCAAGCATTAATCGACGCGGTCAACGAAGCAAAGGGGAAATGATGTTTAAAGAGCGAATCACAAAAGCGCAAGTGTCAAAGAATCTGGGCGAGGTTCCGACCAATGAGATTGGCGACATCGACTTGGTGAGAGCTTGTGGGATGGCCGGCGTAGGCAACCCGCTGGGGCTGGCTATTTGGCGGTGGCGATATGCGGGTGACACACGAGAAGTGTTTCGCATTGCAGAGGCTTTGATTGCGATGGGATATGAGGCACAGGTGGTCTACAACGTAATGCACCACTTGTCCAAGGACGTGTGTAGCGTGTGTCAAGGCAGGGGCTACAGCATTATCAAAGGCACGCCGGTTTTAAGCGATGAGATTTGTTTGGATTGCAAGGGCGCAGGTCGCAAAGAACTAAAAGGCGAAGCAGAAACAAAATTGGCCGCTGAAATCACCCGCTTGGAGCAGGAGATCGCAGCGGCCATCATGAGGAAGTTAGCTAGGCAGATTGACTTCTGATTACTTGGTTGCAGTGGGGGCAGACGTCCTTGTCTTCACGACGTTTGATGGCGCGGTGAACAGCGGACTGGTTGATGCCAAGAGCCTTGGCAGCAGCGTAGACCGTCATGCCGTCCTTCTCAACCCGGTCAACAGCCAACATGGTTCGTGACTTGGTGGCAGGGTCAAGGTCTTTGTCCTTGGACCAGATGGCCACCGCAGTCTCGGGCCATTCATCAGGCTTAGCCGTGAAAGCCGAAGCCGACAGCTGACCAGCGTTGTCCCAAGCAACGAGGTATTTGAGATCTGGATTTTCTGATGTTTCTCGAAGTTTCTTTTTAAGATTTTCTGACCAACCGTTGGTCTGTAAAAAGTCGTCGAGGGTTTGATGTTTCATAAAGGTCTCCATACCATGAGGTCCATAACAAGGACGAAAAGCCCGAAGGCGTAGACGGCTGCGTATGCGTAGTTCAATCTAAGGTCTCCTGAATGTCGTCTGCAATTTGGTTGAAGTCATCCATGATGCTGTCGAGCATGCCCAGAGCGGATTCAAGGGTGTTAAGGCCTTCGCTTGTGGCTTCCCCTTTTTCTGACTGCTGCAAACCTTCGGGCATGTTTTCAAAGGCCTCACGTTCTTCGTCAACCGTGATGCTGAAATCAGTGTAAAGATTTGAAGCCTCATCGGCCGCAGCACGTAGCCGGTCGATGAGGGCGTGTAATTCTTTGCGTCTTTTGTCGTTCATACAATAAATTCTCCTGAGTCCTGACATCCGGTCAGATCGGTAGTGCGATCGCACTGCATAGAGCACCCTTGCGGATGCCCTACACGCTACGATCAAGCAGGCAGCAAAGCAGCCAAGGCGCGCTGCTTGAGGTCAGCACCGGCGCCCCACTGAGAAGCCACGAAGCGGTTCTCATCAGAGCGGGCACGGGCGTGGTGGTCGGCGTACTCTGTGAACGCGTTGAGCAAGCCCCAACGTGTACCCATCACACCGTCCATCTGAGCACCCATGCCTGCGCCGTTGAACAACGACAGGACCTTCTTGAAGCCCGCGGCTTCGCGGACCTTCTCGCCGTTGCCAAAGATGCTGGCGGTGATGTCGCCGGCTTCTTCTTCGAGCAACTCGATGTTGGCCAACTTGACAACGTTGTGACGGAAGGCGTCCCAAGCAGCAGTGTTCAGGCCCATGAATTCCTTGACGGACTCGGGATCAAACACAGAGCGGTGAGTAACCTTGATCGTTGACTTGTCAGCCAACGCCATAGCCAGTGTGTTTTTGCACACAGTGCGCACAGTGGTGCGACGCACCTCAGTGGCCAGCGAACCGTCAGCGCTTGTGCTGATCAGGATGTAGCCACCGATCGTGTCTGCCACCGAAGTGGGAGCAGCTTCGCCGATCTTGGCTGTTGCCCAGAAGCGTTTGCCACCGTAGATGGTGCCAGCTGCTGAGAGCTCCAAGCCACCAGCGCGGGCAATGTCGCGGAAGAATTCCACAACGTCGCCGGGCTGAACGACTTGGTAACGACTGGACACAACACCGAGAGGCTTCTTTGTGTCAGAGCGGAACAGAACGTGCTGTTCTGGCAACTCCAACTGTGAGCCGTCGAAGTCAGTGTTGTAGCGAACGATACCGCGTTTGATTTTCCAATCCATGCCAGCGGCTACGCGCCAAGCATCGAGGCTAGTGCCATCTTCGAGTGCTTGACCCAGACCGTGCCATGGGGTTCCGTCCGAAGCAAGGTATGCAAATTCGACGCGGCCGTCAGCGTGTGTGGTGAGTTCGTGAGACATGATTAAATTTCCTTTAGGTTGGTTTAGATACTGGCGTGAGCCAGAGTGCGAATCGCACTGCACTGCACCCTGTCACGGTGCAGCACGCTGAGATCAGGCAAGAGCGGGAACTACGGGCACCGGTTTGTAACCGGCTTGCCGAATCAATTTAATTGCCTGACTGGTCAGGGTCTTTGTGCCTGCCAAAGCTGCAAAGAACTTGGCTTGGTCACACACTGGGTACACGGTTTGAACGCCGTACACGTTTTTGATTTCAACAAAAATGTCCATGATGGTTTCCTAAAAAATATCAAGCTGTTGTCGGCCGCCTGAATACACCGCCAAAGAACAGCACGCTGCTCTTTGGTTTCCTTCGCACTCGTCAGTCTGGGGGACTGGTTCTTAGCGGTCTGGCCTTTTGGTTCCCTGTCGGTACTTCGTAATCGGCTGGTTCCCTTTTTGTATTCCGCTGGTCCTTTGCGGTGGGTCGTTAATGACCACAACTGAAATGTAGCACAGTGACAGTGCATGGCAACTACTTTTTAAAAAGTTGCGCAAATACAACTAAAATAATTTAAAAGCGTTGTTTTTACGCAACTAAAAATAGTTGGCTTTTGCCACTTGACCTCGAAATCTTGTTGGTTTATCCTCTGCGTGCGCAGGTGCGCCCGCTTAAAGGCGAACAAACCCCTAAGAAGAGCCGTCAATTTGCACGGCTCTTTGCCTATTTGGAGCCTTCATGGCCAAGACAATTACTATCGAAATGGCTGACGACGGCACGGTCATGGTTTCAACCAGTGAGGGCGGCGAGCCTTACATGTGCGAAAGCATCGCTGAGTGTCGTCAATACGTGGACAATATGCTGGCTGAAGAAGCCGGAGAAGGTCCGCAAGAGCAATCCATGGAAGGCCCCGAGGAGTACGGCCAGATGTGGAACGAAGAAGCGGCCAGCCGCAAACCCCAACCGGGCCTGATGGCCTAACCTCAAGGAGCTACACATGCAAGACTACTCAAACCCAGAATCACGTAACAAGATGCGCGCAGCAGGCGGCATGACAGGCAACGCGGCCAAGATGCCCGGCGCTGCTATTGGCGGCGGCGGCAACCAGACGCAAGGCGCTGGCGAGATCCCCGGCAAAGTGTCCGTGCCCCTGCCCGGCACAAACGCTACGCAGCCCGCGTTCAAAAAAGAAGGCGGCGCGGTCAAGGCACCTGTTGGCTTCAACAACGGCATCATCAACGGAATGATCTAATGGCCAAGCCCGGCTTGTACGCCAACATCCAAGCCAAGAGGGCACGCATAGCCTCTGGCTCGGGTGAACGCATGCGCCAGCCCGGCGAAAAGGGTGCACCTACCAAGGCTGACTTTGTCGAGTCGGCCAAGACGGCCAAGCCGGCCAAGGCTGGCATCATTCGAGGGGCGATGAAATGAAGAGCCCCGCTTGGCAACGCAAAGAAGGCAAGGCGCCATCAGGCGGCCTCAATGCCAAAGGCCGCGCCAGCGCAAAGGCTGAGGGGATGAACCTCAAAGCCCCAGTCAAAGCCGGCGACAATCCTCGCCGCGCTTCCTTTTTGGCGCGCATGGGCAACATGCCCGGCCCTGAACGCAAGGACGGCGAGCCCACGCGATTGCTGCTAAGTCTCAATGCTTGGGGTGCCAGCAGCAAAGCTGACGCCAAGGCAAAGGCCAAAGCGATCAGCGCGCGCAACGAAGGCCTTGTGCGGGGAGCAATGAAAAATGGCAAGTAGAAGACTTCCAAGTCGCAACGCCGACTTAGCCGGGGCGCCACCAAAGCTGGCGACCATGGACGATTTGGCGATACCGACCGCGGCCAAGACAGGCCGCGCACACCCAGTGAGCAAGAGCGCCAGCACGAGCAAGGCACCGCATCGAATCAACCTCCGAGCTGTTGCAGAGGCCTGCATCGAAGAGGGACTCGATCCCGCCGTTGAGATCGCCAAGGCCTTGAAGGCCACGATCCCGATGATGCGCAGTGGCCAGCCAGTGCTTGACTCTGACGGCAAGAACATCATGGTTCCGCTGCTTGACGTTGACACGCGCATGCGAACGCTCAATGAGTTTCTGCAATACACGCAACCAAAGCTGAAAAGCGTTGAGGTCAAGATGTCCGGCACGCTGGACCTGACCAGTGAGCAGCTGGACAATCGGTTGAGCATGCTGCTTGCAAAGGCTACTAGATGACCCAACTTGGCCGCATAGACACTACGCTGCTAAACGACGACGAGAAGCGAGAGCTGTACGAGCTGTTGCGCCTGAAAGACATTCGGGCCAAACGCAATCGACTGGCGACCTATGCGCCGTACAAGAAGCAGATTGAGTTTCACAATGCCGGCGCTAACTTCCGTGAGCGCTTGTTCATGGCAGGCAACCAGCTTGGCAAGACGTGGGCCGGGGCCTTTGAGGTCGCGATGCACGCGACAGGCCGCTACCCATCGTGGTGGAAGGGCAAGCGGTACAACTACGCTATCCGGTGCATGGTTGGATCCGAATCGGCCGAGCTGACTCGCAAGGGTATTCAGCGCTTGCTGCTCGGACCCCCAGAGATGCGCGAGGAGTGGGGCACAGGCGCCATTCCGTTTGCCTGTGTGCGCGACACCAGCATGAAGCAGGGCGTGCCCGATGCAGTCTCAAGCATTGTCGTGCGGCACGAATGCGGTGAAGACAGCGTGATCCAGTTCAACAGCTACGACCAAGGCCGCACCAAGTGGCAGGCCGACACTGTGGATCTAGTGTGGTTTGACGAAGAGCCACCGCTGCCGATTTACTCTGAAGGCTTGACGCGTACGCAGGCAACAGCCGGTCAGGTCTTTGTGACTTTTACGCCACTGCTCGGTATGTCCGAAGTGGTCAAGCGATTCTTGCTGGAGAAGCCGGCGTCATCGACCGTCACCAACATGACGATCAGCGACGCCGAGCATTACACGCCCGAGCAAACTGAGGCGATCATTGCCAGCTATCCTGAGCACGAGCGCGAAGCCCGTGCCAAGGGCATTCCCATTTTGGGATCTGGCCGTGTGTTTCCTGTGGTCGAGGAGGCGATCAAGATCCGGGCCTTCCCAATCCCGCCACACTGGGCGCGCATTGCGGCGATTGACTTCGGTGTCGATCACCCTACCGCCGTCGTATGGATGGCTTGGGACAAGGACAGCGATACGCTCTACGTGACTGACTGCTACAGACGCAGTGAGCCCGGCATTGCTGGCCACTCGATGGCCGTGCGTGCACGGGGCGAGTGGGTGCCGATGGCTTGGCCGCATGACGGCTTGCAGCGCGACAAGGGCGGCAGCGGTGAGCAGCTGGCCAAGCAGTACAAGGACCAAGGCTTAAACATGTTGGCCAACCGGGCCACGTTTGAGGATGGCAGCAACGGTGTCGAGGCCGGCTTGTCCGAGATGCTGACACGCATGCAGACCATGCGCTTGCGTGTGTTCTCACATCTGGAAGACTGGTTTGAAGAATTTAGGCTGTACCACCGCAAAGACGGTATGGTCGTTAAAATCAGCGATGACTTGATGTCGGCAACGCGATACGCCATGATGATGCGGCGCTTTGCCAAGACACAAGAAGAGGCCGAGGGCCGCATGCGTTCTAGCCGCATGGCCCCGACGCTTGAGTTCAACGTATTTGACCCGGTCACCGGGTATTGATTAACCTTAACTGAGGAAATTCTCATGGCTACTATTGCAGCAACAATCGATCGCGACACAATCCCCGGCGCCGTACTGGCCACGTGGGCCGCTATGGCTACCGGCGACGTCGGCGCTGGCGTGCCTATCGCTTACTCAGCCGATTTGACCGGCCAAGCTACCGGCACCTTTGGCGGCGCTACGATTACGTGGCAAGGCTCCAATGACAACACAAACTGGCATCCTTTGACTCGACGCTCTGTCGGGACCGATATGGCTTTCACTTCGGCCGCTGTGCACACCATGAATGAGAACCCAGCGTGGATTCGCCCCGCAGTGACCGGCGGCACAAGCGTTGCAATCAAAGCCATTGCGGCTATCCACGCACGCTACGCCAAAGCACCTTACTGAGCTGAGGACTGAACCCCATGCAAATCCAACCACAACAAATCGACGTCGAGGTCGAGTACGAAGATCCAGAAGAGCGGATGCGCAAGAAGGCGGAGAAGCTGCAAGCCTTTGGCTCTTCGCTGGGTGGCCAACGCGACGAATGGATTCGTTCGCGCGGCTCTTACGGCGTCGACAAACGTTGGATTGAAGACGAGGACCAGTACAACGGCAAGGACAACATTGCCAAAGCGGCCAGTCAGATGATGACCAGCGTGGAGCAGGGCTACCCTGTGACCACGCAGATGGCCAAGCCCCACCGCTCGACGGTGTTTATCGGCATGACGCGTCAAAAGACCAATGCCGCCGAGGCCCGCCTTGCAGACATTTTGCTGCCGACCGACGACCGCAACTGGGGCATACAGCCCACGCCAAGCCCTGAGTTGATGGGCATGAGCAAAGACAACAAGATGGCCATGGACCAACAGGGCCAGCCAGTCATGGGTGAGGACGGGCAACCAGTCCGCGTTCGTGACGTTGTCAAAGCTGTGCTTGAGATGGCCAACAAGAAGGCCTTGGCCATGCAGACCGAGATTGAAGATCAGCTGGTCGAATGCAACTACAACGGCGAGTTGCGCAAAATGATTCACGACGCCGCCGTGCTTGGCACTGGCGTGGTCAAGGGTCCAATCGTTACCAACCGCACACGCAAGGCGTGGCAGCCCATGACAGACAACATGGGCCAGACGGTCCATCAGATCGAGATCGTGCAAGAGATTAGCCCTGCTTCGTTCCGCGTTGACCCGCGCAACGTCTGGCCAGATCCCGGCTGCGGCGAAAACATTCACAACGGCAAAGGCATTTACGAGCGCGAACAGGTCACGGCCAAACAGATTCGCGACCTTGCCAAGCAGCCCGGCTTCATGAAAGACCAGCTGCGCAAAGTGCTGGAAGAAGGACCCAAGCAGTCCGCCACACTGCGCGAAATGACCGACGAAGACCAGCGCGACATGGCTCGTTTGACCTACGAGATGTGGACCTATTGGGGCGAAGTGGACCACGACGACCTTGAGTCTGCGGGCGTATCCGTGGGTGAGAAGGACGAGCTGCGCAGCATCAGCGCGTGCGTCGTCATGATCAACAACACTGTGGTCAAGGCGTTCCTGAACCCACTGGAAGGCGGCGACATACCCTACGACTTCTATGTCTGGGAAAAGGTTGCGGGCTCAATGTGGGGCTACGGCATCCCGTACCTCATGCGTTCACAACAGAAGGTCTTGAACGCTGCATGGCGCCAGATGATGGACAACGCCGGCGTATCCAGCGGGCCACAGATCGTCATCAAGCCCGGCGCTATCCAGCCAGCGGACAAGCAGTGGCAGCTATCTGCCCGCAAGATTTGGTATGCAACCGACGACATTGACGACGTGCGCAAGGCGTTCTCGACTTTTGAGTTCAATTCACACCAAGCCGAGCTGGCAGGCATCATCAAGATGGCCACCGAGCTGGCAGACGCTGAGACCGGCGTGCCTACTATCATGCAAGGCGAAAAGGGAGCAGCGCCAGACACTGTCGGTGGCATGCAAATGTTGATGAACAGCGCCAACGTGGTTTTGCGCAGGCTCGTTAAACAGTTTGATGACATGGTCACCAAGTCGCACATCCGTCGTTACTACGACTACAACATGATGTACAACGACGACGAAGAGATCAAGGGCGACTTCACAATCGACGCCCGTGGCTCAAGCGCGTTGGTGGTCCGTGACATCCAGAACCAATCGTTCTTAAACCTGCTTGCCGCTGGGGCCAACCCGGTCTACGGCATGTACCTCGACACACAGAAGCTATTCGAGAAGGCTTTGCAAGCCCAGCACATCGACCCAGCCGAAGTGTTCAAGCCAGAGGAAGAGATTGAGCAGATCAAAGAAATGCAGAAGCAAGCGGCTGCCGCAGGTCCACCACCCGACCCAGCAATGGCTGTGGCCCAAGTCCGCGCGCAGGCTGAAATGCAGAAAGTCCAATTGCAAAACCAAGGCGACTTGCAAGAGCTGCAAGTGCGGCAGCAGATCGCTGCGCAAGATGCCGACCTGCACATTATGCAGCTGGAGATGACGCGCGAGATCGAGATGCTAAAGCTGTCCAACTCGCAAAACATCAGCCTTGAGAAGATCAAGGCTCAACTGGCCGACACCGCCATGAAGGAGCGCAGCCGTAAAGAGCTGTTTGCTGCTGAGCGCGATCTGGCTTTGAAGACTGGCTCAGGAATCTAAGGAGAACAAAACATGACACCAAATGAAGCAGCCGAACTAATGCGGCGGTCTCAGGTCGGCGGTGTAAATACGTCAGAGTTTGCTGCTGGCGGTGGATACGATGCTGTAAAAAAACTGGCTGAGTCAAACACTACAGGTTATCAGGCCGGCGTGCGAACCGTGGCGGACATGGCGAAGTACGCCCCTAACGATGCCGTCACAAGGTTTGAACCCGGCGGGCAAGGGGGGCTGGGCGAAACGTTTTATGCCAGCGGCAACTCTGCAACTGGCGGAACTGGAGCAGCAGCGGCAGCCGATTCGGCAGTGGGTTATACAGGCTTGACAGGTGCTAAGGCTAAAGAAGGCGTGGATCTAAAAACATTGGTAGAAAAGTCAACCGGACAGAAAATTGACAACTACTTTTACGACAAAAGCAATCCAAATTACGCAACTAATCAAGCAGCGCTTTCCCGCGCCAGCAACGCCATGTATGGAGACGTTGGTGCCAACATAGACGCCCGCAATTGGACTGCCATCATGGCAGCCAAGGATCCGCTTAAAGCTGCGGAGGATGCGCTTAAAGCCATGTACAACGACAAGGCGTATTTGGCTGCAAACACTGATCACGTACTAGCCCAAGGTTATTTGCCGGAACAAGCTGACCACACGTACAAGCAAATGGCCAGTCGTGTCGGTTCAACTTACGACGCCAACTGGTCTAAAGGTACAAAGTACGAGGGCAAGTACGATACAGCTGCCTATCTTAACAACGTAAAGAATTTAACTGGCGACGCCCTTGCAACCTACGAAAACAACCTTTGGTCCAAGTGGGGCGGCAATCCAAGGCTCAACACGTCCAAGGGCGTGGTCAATACGGGCACCAGCACGAATTCAGTCTTTACGCCGCCTACAACTCCCGGCCAAGTCACCGGAACAAGCAACACAACACCCGGCCAAGTCACCGGAACAAGCAACACAACACCCGGCAGCACGACCACCACGGGCAGCACGGCGGTTACTGGGGGCAGCACAGGCAGCACAGGCAGCACAGGCAGCACAGGCAACACAGGCAGCACAGGCATAATTGCCGGCGCCACAATGGGCAGCTTGCCTACAACAGCCACTTCGGTTGCTAAAGCCGACACGCAAACTTTGCCAACGCAACTTAATGCTCCAACGGCAACGGGCGGCGCGGGCCTATTGACAGGCGCCAACACACTTACCCCCGGGACGTTTAACATACCCAACACATCGACAGGCAATGTCAATAGCGGTGGTTTGATTTCGGGCGTGGCGCAACAACTGTCCACGCAGAACGCACAAGCTGGTTTGCCTACAGGCGTGACGCCAAAGATTGGGGTAATGGGCTACAACACTGGCGGCGAGAGCATTGCAGCTTACAACCCTTACGGCTTTACCGGCGCAAACACCGCAACGGGCAATTCACAAAACTGGTACAACTCTAAAACCGGCCAGCGCTACACGGCTCCCGCCGGTACGTGGGCTCCACCTAGTGCAGATTGGGCTAAAGTGTGAGCGTTCTTGCCCGTGATCTTGACGCGTACAACCGCGCTTTGCAAGCCTACCAGCGAAAAGCGGGCGGCTATAACAAAAGCGTGGATCGGTACAACACGAGCTTTGTAAGGGACCCTAGTGGAAACCCTTATGTTTATAGCGGCGAGTACGACCCTGCGGGAGCTAACACCGGGCAGTTTTACACGGCAGATAAAGCATCTGGCCAGCTAACTGACGCTCAGGCGCCAGCGGAATATGCTGGGATGACGGCTAACACTGATAGCCCCGGGTACTCAATGCTTAGGCAAAATCCAATTGGCAAGGAAACAAAAATCTTTACCGGTGCTACCAAAGGCGGTGGCGGGACTGACAGGTGGGGTAGGCCAATTCCTGAGTATTTCTACCTGCCGGGAGTACCGGACCCGGGAAACCCAAGGAACCCACCAAAAGCAAGGCAACTTGACGCCAGCAAGGTTCGCGTAGTTGAGAAGACGGAGGGCGCAAGAAGCGGAATGGCCGGCAGCGGCATTCCAACGTACACAATTGAGTACGACGTAAACAGCTTTCAAGACAGGCCGGCTGAGTGGACTGAAACCTTTGACAAGAAAGCACCAGATCCAACCAAGGCTCAGTTAAACCAAGCCGGGCAAGCGTCGCTGGCCCAACAAGAAATGGGCCTCATTGGCGAGGTGCTTCAAAGTAGAGGGTTGAAAACCGGCATAACTCGTAAACCCGGCAACGTGCGCGAAGAGGAAGTTACTGACGCCCAACGAAGAGATAAATGATAAAAAATAACTGTTGCATAAGAACCACGTTGTGTTATAAAATTTCTTTGGGCGAAGTGCGCCCAAAATTTACCGAAGCCAGCCCTCTAGCTGGCTTTTTCTATGACTGATTACTCATCAAGCACATGGCATGTTTTGCGCAAGTGGGCGGAAGCCCAGCTTGAGCAGGCCAGAACAAAGAACGACGCTGTCGCGCTCTCCGACAACGAGACAGCTGCGTTGCGCGGTGAGATACGCATGCTAAAAAGATTTCTCGACTTGCCAAATGCGGCAACTCGGGGTGTGGTGGTCGAGCCGGATTAACGTCCCGCTTGGCCTTTTTAGTGGGCCGCCAAAAGACGGCCTTTATTTGGAGAGCAAAAAGTGGAAGAAAACCAACTGTCTTCGGAAGAAGTGCAAAACTTGTGGGATGAAGAGGCGTCAAAACTGGGTGCCGACGGTGATACGTTCGCATCTGAGTCTTTAGCCGCTGCGCCGGAAACGCCGCAGGACTTTGATCTTGAGCAAGCACAAATCGAATCGGAACAGCCGGAAGATCCCTTAGCCGGGCTATCTTTAACGGTCCGTGCCAAATTGGCGCAGATCGATGATTTAGCACAGGCAAATGCTCAACTGCTGCACCATGTCAAAACGACCGAAGGTCGCGTGGCAGCGATGCAACGAGAAGCTCAGCAGGCACGTCAAGCAGCAATGCAAGAAGCGCCTACGCAGACAGCTATCACCAGCGCCGTCAAGAACCCAGAGAAGTGGGAGCAGCTCAAGCAAGATTTTCCCGAGTGGGCAGGAGCGATGGAGGAATACGTCGCATCAAAGGTGGGAGGCCAGCAGCAGCAGCAAGTTTTGACACCCGAACAGGTGGCAGGCTATGTGCAGCAGCAGGTCGCACAAACCCGCGCTGAGATGGGGCGCCTCATGGAAGAAGCACGAATTGAAGGTAAGTACGAGAACTGGCGCGATACGGTCAACACGACTGAATTTGCGCAATGGTTTGCCGTGCAGTCACCTGACACTCGGGCCCTCGCTGACAGCTCGGCAGCTAGAGACGCGATTAAGATGCTTGACTTGTTCAATACATCTAAATCGGTTTCGGCTACGGACATCAAGCAAGAGCGCGGAGCACGTCTCGCTGCCGCCGCGACAACTCGAACTGGCCAGACACCGCCGCCTAAAACACTTGGCGACATGTCACCAGCGGAACTGTGGAACTATGAAGCCAAGAAACGTGAGCGAGAGCTCAAAGAACGCGGTTATTAACTCAATTTTCAAAAAAGGAAACTAGACCATGTCTATTCAAAATTACGGCACCGTAGCATCGCGAAATCTAATCCGCGCTGCCCAAGGTATGCTTGAACACGCACAGCCCATCACTGTTTTGGGCGACTTCGGTACTCAACGTGAGATGCCACAGAATTCGACAGACACTTTGGTGTTCCGTCGTACTCTGCCTTTTGGCGCATCTACTGTTGGTACAACAATCGAGAACTCTTCTCGCTACGTTGGTACTCCTGACATCACCGCTTCCAACTTCGTGTTGGCTGAAGGTGTGACACCCAACGCAAACACAATCTCTTTCCAAGACGTGTCTGTTCAGTTGCAACAATATGGCGTGCTGTTCAAGTACTCCAGCAAAGTTGAGCAGCTGTATGAAGATGACATTCCCGGCGAAATGGTCAAGCTCACAGGCGAGACACTGGCTGAGGTGATGGAAATGGTTCGTTACGGTGTGTTGAAAGCCGGTTCTACTGTGATCTATGCAAACGGTTCTAGCCGCTCTGCAATCAACACAGCAATCAGCTTGAACGCAATCCGTAAAGCAGCTCGTACACTTGAGTCCAACCGTTCACGCCGTGTGACCAGCCGTCTGGCTCCCGGTGTCAACTTCGGCACTCGCGCTGTGCAGCCTGCATACGTTATCTTCTGCCACACTGACGCTGTCAGCGACATCCGTAACTTGCCCGGTTTCACCCGCGTGGAAGAGTACGGTTCATTCAAGCCAATCCATGACCGCGAAATCGGCGCTTGCGAAGACTTCCGTTTCATCAGCTCACCCCTGTTGAAATCTTTCTTGGCTGCTGGTTCTGCAACCTTGAATGGCATGTTGTCTGTTGGCGCTGCTAACGTTGACGTGTATCCCTTCATCATCATTGGTGAAGACTGCTGGGGCCAAGTTGCTCTTAAGGGCATGTCTGCCATCAAGCCTGTGGTCCTCAAAGCCTCACAGACCAACCACGCCAACCCATTGGGCCAATTTGGCTACGTGGGTGCTTCTACATGGTTCGCGACTGTGCGTTTGAACGACGCCTTCATGGCCCGTATCGAAGCCGGTGTGACCGCTCTGTAATGGATTAGCTGGGACGCAAGTCCCAGCGTCTTAACTTAAAGGACATCACCATGCAATCAAACTACTGGAAACTTCTAAACGAAGACCGTTTGAACGATGTATCCGCACTGTCTGTCACGGCTCCTATCTTGGGTCCCGTTGCAAACATGACGCTTACTGCTACGACATCACTGACGGCAGCAGAAAGCGGTGAGACATATTTCTTGTCTTCGGCTACTGAATTCGTAACTACTCTGCCCTTGCCTGCTGCGGGTTTGACATACACCTTCATTGTGACTGCGGCACCTTCTGGCGCCAGTTACACGATCGTGACCAACGGCAGTGCCAACATCATTAAAGGCCAAGCGTATCCCGCTTCTGGCGCTGCTGGTGATACAGGCACAGCCGATGACACCATCTCTTTTGTAGATGGTTCGTCAGTTGCAGGCGATCGCGTAACGGTCATTAGTGACGGTACAAGCTGGTTTGCTTATGCGCATTGCGCAGTGGCAGCTGGCGTGACTTTCACCACAGCTTCTTAATCAATCTTTTCCTAAAGGAATAAATCATGTCATACAATATTGAACAAGCCAATAGTGGCTATCTCTCGCTAACCGCTGCCGGCTTGGCTGAAGGCACAAACGCCAACACCTTCAAGACTACAAACACCTTGACTTACACAAGCAATGGTATTTTTAAGTCTAAGGCTGCTACTGACAACTTGACATTTACTGCCGGCACTGCTTTGGGTAATTCTCAGGCTTGCTTGTTTGGCGTGTGGATCACTTCTGGCGGCACCATATCGACCACACAAGGTCCTATCGTTGCTGCTGACGATCCATGTCCAGTGCCTTCACAGGTTACGGCTAACACAACTTTGGTCGGTTTGATCAAAGTAGTTACCAGCTCGTCTGCTACGTTTACGCCCGGTAGTACCGACCTCAGCGCTACCGGTATCACTGATACCTTTAGCGACTGCATGGACATGCCCGGCTCAGCCCAGTAAGTTGCCATCTCTCTTAACAGAGGGTTTTGCAGGTTGCCTTCGGGCAGCCTGCTTTTTGGCAAACCAGTTTTTTAAACCTAACGGAGAATGAAGATGGCAAAAAAAGAAGTAGTCGCAGGCATTGAGATCCTAGACGACACACCAACAATTGATCCTGTTTCCCAAGTTGCAGACCTTCGCGAGCTTGCTGCAAGCGAAGCCTTTATGAACGAGCTGGTTGAAGTTATGGTGCATTCCAGCACCGACGAAAACCAAGCCCCTCACGTAATTCTTAATTGCAACGGGACCAACCAGCCTATCCTGCGCGGCGTGCCAACACGCGTTCGTCGCAAGTATGTTGAGATCTTGGCACGTATGAAGGAAACCAAATACAGCCAAGTAACTCGCAACCCAGCAGCGCCTGATCAAATCGACATGATTGCGCGCCACGGCTTGGCCTATCCTTTTGAAATGCTGGCCGACGAAAATCCTCGTGGCCGCGCATGGCTTCAAAACGTATTGGCTGAACCTGCTTAAACACAGGGCGACCCAGTGAACTATCTCCAGCTTATCAACCGACTGCGCGTGGAGTGCGGCGTCTCTGGCGCCAGCACGCCGCTGATCACCGTTACTGGTTTGACCGGCGAGTCTTACCGGATGGCAAGCTGGATCAATACTGCTTGGGTCGATGTGCAAACGGCCAAGGAAGATTGGCAGTGGATGCGTAATCCGGTGGAATTTAACACGGTTACGCAACAGCAAATTTACACCCCCACCCAAGCCGGTGTGGGGTCTACTTTTGGAAACTGGAAACGTGATAGTTGGCGCGCTTCGTCTGTAGGACAAAACTACAAAGACGAGCAGCTGATGAACTACATGGACTACACGACGTTCCGCAACCTGTACATGTACGGGAATATGCGCACAACGTACGCGCGCCCTGTGGTTGTCACGGTTGACCCAGATAAGAACTTGGGTTTTGGCTCAATACCGGACCAGCCTTACGTCATTGTGGGTGAGTACTATGTTCAGCCAACAGAGTTTGCATTGGCCACTGATGCGCCGCCTACTGTGTTTCCTGACCGCTTTCAGATGATGATCGTCTACAGAGCGATGATGTTTTACGGCGGCTATGAATCAGCGCCAGAAGTCTATCAACGTGGTGAATTTGAATTTAAAAGGTTGATGAACCGATTGGACATCGACCAACTGCCAACAGTCGTCAGCGGCCCGCCGCTTGCATAAGGCGCATAAATGCAGCTGACCACGCCCAAAGTTAACTACGATCTAATTCGCCTTGGTGGCGGTTTGGATCAGGTAACTCCCACGCTTTCTTTGCCACCGGGTGTTGTTCGCCGCGCGGCAAACTTTGAGTGTTCAATTACCGGCGGCTACACCCGCATTGCTGGCTATGAGCGTTTTGATGGCAGGCCCAGTCCGTCTGCTGCCAATTACAATATTTTGGTTTGCACGTTTACGGCCACGGTTACCGTTGGCCAAACGGTTACCGGCAGCGTGTCAGGGGCAACAGGTCGCGTCATTGTGGTAAATACGACTTCTTTGGTTGTTACCCGAGAAACCGGGGCCTTTGTTGCCGGAGATGTTTTAAACAATGGCTCCGGTTTTGTGGGCACCATCACGGCGGTGCAAGGCGTGTCAGCCGATGGGTTGACTGACGCACAATACCAAAATCTTGCAGCCGACAACTACCGCGCTGACATCACTGCCGTGCCCGGATCAGGATCTGTTCTTGGAGTAGCGTATTACAACGGCACGGTATACGCATGGCGCAATAACGCTGGCGGCACTGCCGCCGTGATGCACCGGTCAAGCAGCTCTGGCTGGACTGCGATCACGCTTGGCAAAACCATGTCGTTTGATAATGGCGTGCTGCTGATACCAGACGGCGTTACCTTAACCGGTCAAAGCAGTGGGGCTACCGGCGTGGTTGCTCGTACGGTTCTTGAAGACGGCACTTATGGTTCAAGCGACGCGGCCGGACAATTGATTTTGTCTAGCGTTACTGGAACGTTTACGGTTGGCGAGAATTTGCGTATAGGTGCTACTACTTACGCGCGCGTTTTGACCGCGCCCGTACAAATCACTTTAACGGCTGGCGGTCGTTACGAAACCACCGTTGCAAACTTTGGCGGTGGCACGGCAAATTACAAATTGTATGGAGTAAGCGGTACAAACAATGCTTTTGAGTTTGATGGCACGACCTATGTGCCAATCAGAACCGGCATGGCCGTTGACACGCCTTCACACATTTGCTTTCACAAACAGCATTTGTTTTTGAGCTTTAACGCTTCTGTGCAATTTTCAGCCCTTGGTTTTCCTTACCAGTGGACACCTTTGCTAGGCGCCGGCGAAATTGCAATGAACGCGGAAGTTACCAACTTGCTGGTGTTGCCGGGCGACCAATCAAGTGGCGCTCTAGGCGTTTACACCCGCAACGATACATCTGTGCTGTACGGCACAAGTTCAGCCAACTTTAGCCTATCGACATTTAACTCCGGCACCGGAGCATTTCCTTACACCGCACAAAACATGGATCAAGCCTATGTGCTTGACGACCGAGGCATCATGAGTTTAGGAACGTCTCTAAACTTTGGTAACTTCGTGCCAGCGGCGTTGACCATGAACATTCCTAAATTTATTGAGCAACACCGTGGGCTGTCTGTTGGCAGTACGGTCAACCGGGACAAGGGCCAGTACCGAGTGTTCTTTTCAGACGGATCAGCTCTTTACTTGACAATCCTAAACGGCCGAGTCTTAGGCAGCATGCCAATGCAGTTTCAACACAATATTAACTGTGCAATTGACAGCGAAAAGCCCAACGGCGGCACGGTCCAATTCTTTGGTTCAACCAACGGCTACGTGTACCAAATGGATCTGGGCACGAGTTTTGACGGCGAGCAAATTCCGGCCAACATAAACTTGGTCTACAACTCCATAAAATCGCCACGAATTTTGAAACGGTATCGCAAAGCTACCGTAGAATTGTCAGGGGATTCCTACGCCGAAATTCAATTTGGCTATGACCTTGGCTACCGTACAACAGCATTGACTCAAGCCGAAAACGCTTCATACCAAAACGATTTGCGTTCTAGTTATTGGGATGAAATGGTTTGGGACAATTTTGTGTGGGATGGATCTGACATATCTCCGTCTGAGATTGAGATTTCGGGAACTGCTGAAAACATAGCTATCCGCATTTCTTCAAACTCTGACCTTCTTCAGTCTTTCACGGTGAATAACATCATTGTGCATTACACCTTACGTCGAGGACTCCGATGAGCAATCCGTACTATACCCACACCACCTACCCAACGCCCAACTCGCCCGGCTCATCGGCAACGATGCGCAATGAGTTGGAAAACGTTACCCTTGGTTTTGATCTGTTGCCAACTTTGGCTGGCAACGGTTACAAGGTGGCAATGGTTAATTCTGCGGGTACAGCTTTAATTGCTTCAGCGGCTTTGCAGTCTTTGGCCATTACGGCTTCGACAATCAATAGCACAGCGATTGGCGCAACTACAGCATCGACTGGCGCGTTTACTACCGTTTCAGCAAGCGGCGGTTTTACCGGCAACATTACCGGCAACATCACCGGCAACGTGACCGGTAACGTGACCGGCAACTTGACCGGCAACGTAACTTCGTCCGGGTCCAACAGCTTTGCCAGCGTGACCATCTCTGGCGGCACAATTAACGGTACCACGATTGGCGCTTCCTCAGCTACCACGATTCAAGGCACAACAATCACAGCAACGGTTGGGTTTGTTGGTGGTTTAACCGGCGCCGTGGTTGGTAATGTGACCGGCAATTTGACGGGCAACGTTACCGCAGCAAGCGGCACGTCAACTTTTAACAACGTGACAGTTTCCGGCACTTTGGCTGGCACTTTAACCGGCAACGTTACCGCGTCTTCAGGCACGTCCACTTTTAACGACGTAACCATCAACGGTTCGTTGGACATGAACTCGGCTACGGGCAGCACGATCTCGGGATTGAGCACGCCAACAAACGCGACAGACGCAGCCAATAAAGGCTATGTCGACACGGCAGACGCGCTTAAGTTGAACCTAACTGGCGGCACGATGTCCGGCGCCATTGCAATGGGCACCGCCAAGATCACAGGCTTAGGCGATCCAACAGCTGCGCAAGACGCGGCGACCAAAAATTACGTTGACAACACGGTCCAAGGTTTAGACGCTAAAGCATCTTGCCGTGCCGGAACAACAGCCAACATTACCTTAAGCGGCACGCAAACAATCGATGGCGTGGCCGTGATTGCAGGCGACCGGGTTCTGGTTAAGGATCAAACCACTACGGCTAACAACGGCATTTACGTTGCGGCTGCTAGTACGTGGGCTCGGTCTACCGACGCAGACACTTGGGATGAATTGGTCCACGCTTACACGTTTGTGGAATCCGGCACTGTCAACTCCAACAACGGTTTTGTTTGCACGATAGCTGCGGGCGGCACGCTTGGCAGCACATCGGTAACTTGGGTCCAGTTCTCAGGCGCTGGCCAGATCACAGCTGGCGCGGGTTTGACAAAGACCGGCAACACGCTGGATGTCGGCACCGCATCAAGCTCACGCATTGTTGTCAACTCCGACAACATCGACTTGGCCACAACGGCAGTAACCGCCGGCACGTATCAGTCGATGACCGTCGACGCCTACGGCCGCGTGACTGCTGGCACAAACCCAACAACCATTGCCGGTTACAACATTACCAACGCCTACACCAAGACTGAGGTAGACACTACGGTGTCTGGCTTGTTGGCCAAGACTGGCGGCACAATGTCCGGCGCGATTGCGATGGGCACAAACAAGCTCACCGGTGTTGGCGATCCAACAAACGCACAAGACGCGGCAACCAAGAACTACATTGACGTATTGTTTGGCAGCACAGCAGCTGCGGCAGCCTCAGCGGCTGCGGCAGCTACAAGTGCATCCAATGCCTTAACCAGCGAGAACAACGCGTCTAGCAGCGCTTCTGCTGCGTCTGGCAGTGCTTCTGCGGCTTCGGCCTCAGCAACAGCTGCTGCTGCCAGCTACGACAGTTTTGACGATCGCTACCTTGGCGCTAAAAGCTCGCCCCCTTCCGTAGACAACGACGGCAATGCTTTGCTGGTCGGCGCTTTGTACTTTGACACAACCAGCAACTTGATGAAGGTGTACACCGGCACGGCTTGGGTCAACGCCGGTTCTTCAGTCAACGGTACGTCAGAGCGTCAAGTCTATACAGCCACTGCGGCTCAGACAACCTTTGCTGCTACTTACGACGTCGGCTATGTCGATGTCTACTTGAACGGTGTAAAGCAGCAGGTCAGCGTTGACTTTGTGGCTACCAACGGCACAAGCGTGGTGTTTGGCACGGGCCTGACAGCTGGCGACATTGTTGACATTGTGGCTTACGGCGCGTTTGACATTGCGAACGTTTACACGCAAACGCAGTCTGACGCCAGATATTTGCAAAAAGCTGGCGGCACAATGACCGGCGCAATTGCCATGGGCACCAGCAAGGTCACGGGCATGGGCGACCCTACTAATGCCCAAGACGCGGCCACCAAGACCTACGTTGATACCGCAGACGCCCTTAAATTGGCTTTGGCTGGCGGCACTATGTCCGGCGCAATTACTTTTGCTGGCGCTCAAACATGGCCTACGTTTAATCAAAACACAACAGGCACAGCGGCAGGTTTGTCGGCAACTTTGGCTGCTGGTTCTGGTGGTACGGGATTGACATCCCCCGGTACCGCTGGCAACGTGCTTACTTCTAGCGGGTCTGCTTGGGTTTCATCTACCCCTGCCGCCCCATTCACAACAGGTAAAGCGATTGCAATGGCAATCGTATTTGGAGGATAAATCATGGCAGCACCTAATATCGTCAACGTCACAACCATTATTGGCAAGACGGCAAACGCAACCCCATCAGACACTTCGGCTAACGTGCTGTTAGCCAACGCCGCAAGCAGCGGCAAAGTGTTTAAAGTCGACATGGTTGTTGCAGCCAACATTGATGGCGCGGCTACCTATGCGGCAACGGTTGCGATCAACACGGCTGCTGATGGCTCCGGCACATCTTATGCCCTTGCGTCAACTGTTGATGTGCCCAATGACGCCGCGCTAATCGTTATCGACAAAAGCACCAGTTTTTACCTTGAAGAAAACCGATCCATTGTTGTCACTAGCAGCTCGGCAAGCAAAATTGCCTACACCGTTAGCTACGAGGAAATCTCCTAAAGGAGCGGTTTATGTCAAATAGATATTTAGGCGGTTACATTACCGCAACGTTTAATCCTTTGACTGGAACTCCGCCGACAGAGGTAGAGTACCTTGTCGTCGCAGGTGGCGGGGGCGGTGGATCATATCGTGCCGGTGGCGGCGGCGCCGGTGGTTATAGAACAGCAGCTAGCTTTGCAGTTACTGCGGGCTCTGCAATAACAGTAACTGTCGGCGCTGGAGGTGCTGGCGGTACAGCTACTAACAGTGGCGCTCAAGGATCAAATTCAGTATTTTCAACTATTACCTCGGCTGGAGGCGGTGGTGGTGCGGGGGCGGGTTCGGGTGTTGGAGGTTCTGGTGGTTCTGGCGGTGGTGGTACTTCTAACAGTCAGGCTGGTGGCGCTGGTAATACACCATCAACAAGCCCATCACAAGGTAACGCTGGTGGCACAGGCGCTAGTTTTAGTGGTAAATATGGTGCTGGTGGTGGCGGCGGTGCGTCTGCTGTTGGTGCTAATGGAACAACGTCAGTGGGCGGCAATGGTGGAGCAGGAACTGCATCAAGCATTTCTGGAACATCGACTATTTATGCTGGCGGTGGTGGTGGTGGTGCAATCTTTACTGCACCCTCTTCATCCGGTGGCGCTGGCGGTGGTGGTGGAAGTCCGACAAACTCAAATGGAACTGCTGGCACAGCAAACACTGGCGGGGGTGGTGGGGGTGCAAACTCTACCGATGACACTACAGTCCACAATGGCGGCGCGGGGGGTTCTGGCATTGTGATTATTCGTTATGCGGACACTTTTGGCGCTGCTGTATCTACAACAGGATCCCCAACAATCACAGTTGCCGGTGGTTATCGCGTTTACACATTTACAGCCTCTGGCTCAATTACATTCTGAGGTAAACCATGGGACAGTATTCTGGAATTTACACATTGAGCCAGCAGTCGCAAGCTAAGGGGGCTGATAATTGGCCGCTTCCTGCTGGCTTGGTAACAGCAGTTGAATATCTCGTTATTGCTGGTGGAGGTGGCGGGGGTGGTGGTTCAGCGGGTGGTGGTGGCGCAGGTGGTTACAGAACGGCATCGGGATTTGCAGTTAGTGCAGGCTCTGCCATTACAGTAACCGTAGGTGCTGGCGGTGCTGGTGGAGTAAGTGAAGGCAACGGTGTCAACGGCGGAAATTCTGTTTTTTCAACTATTACCTCTAGCGGTGGCGGTGGCGGCGGCGGGACAGGTGCGACTGGAAGCGCGGGTGGCTCTGGCGGCGGCGGTGGATACCAATCAAATGGTGGCGCAGGAAATACTCCATCAACTTCACCATCACAAGGCAACAGTGGTGGCAATGGTATTGCAAATGGCGTTCATGGAGGCGGAGGTGGCGCTGGCGCGGCGGGTGATAACGGCACAGTTGGACAAGCTGGCGCTGGCGGAAGTGGTTTATCATCTTCTATTACGGGTAGTGCGGTTATTCGCGCTGGTGGCGGTGGTGGCGGATTCAACGACGCGGGCTCAACCCCAGATACGCAAGCAGGAGCTGGCGGTGCTGGAGGCGGTGGCGCTGGCGGCACTGGTAATAATGTTGGAACTGCTGGAACTGCTAATACTGGTGGCGGTGGTGGTGGAGGTTCGTACCCCAGCGGCCCCGGTTTTAACGGCGGTGCGGGTGGCTCTGGTATTGTGATTATTCGCTATCTCAGCACGTTCGACCCTGCTAGCTCTACAACGGGATCCCCCACAATTACAGTTGCCAATGGCTACCGTATTTATCAGTGGACTGCTTCCGGTTCAATCACTTTCTAAGGAGAACAAAACATGGCACATTTTGCAGAAATCGGTTTGAACAACATTGTCTTGCGTGTAATCGTTGTGCACAACAACGACTGTTTACTTAATGGTGTAGAAACAGAATCCGTTGGCGCTGAGTTTTGCCGCAACCTTCTTGGCGGCACTTGGGTGCAGACCAGCTACAACGGCACAATTCGTAAAAACTACGCTGGCGCAGGTTTTACTTACGACTCACAACGCAACGCGTTTATCCCACCTAAGCCATACGCAAGCTGGGTGCTGAATGAAACAACTTGCAATTGGGACGCGCCTGTTGCATATCCAACGGATGGCAAAATGTATCGTTGGGACGAAACAACAACAGCATGGGTTGAGGTAACTCCAAATGTCTAAAGCAAAAACACTAGCGGGAACTGTCAGTACTGGCGGCGCGCTTGAAAACCCATCGGCCATCCCAGCAGCAAACATTAGCGGCGCCGTGGGCAGCGCAACAAACTTGGCCGGCGGTTCTAACGGCACAATCCCTTACCAGTCAGCAAGCGGCACAACGCAGATGCTGGCTGTTGGTACGGCTGGTCAAGTGCTTACTTCGGCAGGGGCTGCTGCGCCTACGTGGTCGGCTCCTGCGGCTACTGGTGTTACATCAGTCGCGGCAACAGTGCCGAGTATTTTCAGTATTGCCGGTAGCCCAATTACAAGCACCGGCACTCTGGCTATGACTTATAGCGGAACGGCTCTACCGATTGCCAACGGCGGTACGGGAACAACCTCTACTACGTTTGCTAACTTGACTACAAACGTCACCGGCACTCTACCAACAGCTATTGGCGGTACGGGAACAACCTCTACTACGTTTGCTAACTTGACTACAAACGTCACCGGCACTTTACCAATTGCCAACGGCGGTACGGGAACAACCTCAACCACGTTTGCTAACCTGACTACAAACGTCACCGGCACTCTACCAATTGCCAACGGCGGCACAAACTCTACAGCAACAGCTACTGCGGGTGGTGCTGGTTATGGTACGGGTACAGCCCTCGCTTACACAGCGGCTGGAACATCAGGTCAATTGTTACAAAGCAACGGAGCAAGCGCACCTACTTGGGTAACGCCAAGCGCTGGCGCAATGGTAGCTATTGGTGAAACAACTTTGTCAGGATCGTCAACTACTATTTCACTCGACAATTCGACTTATTCTTCTTATTTCTTTTTAGGTTATGGTATTTCAACAACAGCAGCGGCAGCTAATATAGATTTTTATATTAGATTAAACAGTGTCTCATCGGCCTCTTATAGCTCAGGTGGTTACGCAACTGGAAATGGTACTCCGCTTGGGTATTTAAGCGGAACAAATACAAGCGAGACATATTATTCACCGCATAAATCAGGCTATAACTATTGTGGTGTTTATACTACTATTACATATGGTTCTACTATGATGTTGCGAGTTTTTAACATTAAAAGCATAAGTCAAACCGCAAATTCTCAAACAGCTTTTATGTCAACGTGGCAGTCATCTGGTGGTAATTCACCATCTGTTGGTGCTGGTGGTTTTTCTGGCGCTGGCGTGACCTCAATAACTTTTTCATGGTCTAGCGGTTCTACAATGACAGGCAAAATTCGTGTCTACGGAATTGTTTAATACTAAAGGAAAAACAAATGTCTTACATAATAAATGATAACGGGGTTGAGCGTCCAGCCACGCCAGAAGAAACTGCCGTACTTGACTCAGACAAACTAAGGGCAGAACAAGCAAAGCAACAAAACGGCTACAAAATAAGCAGGGCGGCTGAGTACCCATCAATCAATGACTACATTGATGGCATTGTCAAAGGCAACACAGCACAGGTGCAGACCTACATCGACGCTTGTCTGGCTGTCAAAGCAAAGTACCCAAAGCCGGAGTGATAAATGGACGCCGAAATCGATAAAAGATTAGCCGTGCACGAAGCCATTTGCGCAGAACGATATAATGCCATATCGATGTCCCTGAAAAAAGGGGACCATCGTATGACCAAGATCGAGTACCTTCTGTACGCAGTGATACTGGCTGTCTTGCTTGGCCCCGGCGTTGCAGCCGAAGTCATCAAAAAACTTTTGGGATTGTAACAATGTGGATCCGCTCAGCATCCTTCTGGCAGCCAACACATGCGTTGCCGCAATCAAGCAAGGATGCAAGCTGTATAAAGACGCCAAAACGTCTTTTATGGAAATTAAGAAAACTGTCGATGAAGTTGCATCAGATGTCAAAGCAGTCAGAGGGTTCTGGTCAAAGCTCTTCGGAACAGCGCCCACCGCAAGCCCCAAGTCTGTGGCGAAAAAGAAAGAGGCTTACGTTGCCGTCGACGAAACGCAAGTCCTATCAGACATCGTCACTCAACTTTCCCAATTCTTCAAATTGCAAGAGCAACTTGCTGAACACATAAGAGCTGAAGAAGAGAAGAGCAAAACCGTTTACGACCCGGATGCCAACTTGATGGAGGCCGCTTTAAAGCGACTCATGGCTCAAGATCAAATGGCAACACTGGAAACTGAAATACGAGAGGCAATGGTATACGGCGCTCCGAAGGAGATGGGGGCCCTGTACAGCCGAACGTTCGAAATGCGTGACATCATCAAGGCCGAGCAAGACAAAGCAAGAAAGAAGCGAGATGATAAATCATGGCAACGCAAAGAAGAGGAGAGGCTCCTAAACGAACGTCAGGCATACCTATTGGTGACTATCCTCGGCCTCCTGTATATGTGGATGCTTCTCGGCCTCTTAAGCAGGACTGGTGGGCAGTGATGGGTTGGATCGCCGCTTGTGTGCTTGTGGGTATGCTTCTACCCTTATTGGGTATGTTGTACATGGACGTGCTGCAAACAAAGCACGAGTCCAAGATACAAATTGAAAAGATGGAAAAATTACGCAGAGAATTTGAAAAGGAAAAACGCAATGCAAACACCGATAGACCCCAATGATAAAACTGTTAAACATTTCATTTACTACTATGCGTGGTTTTGGGCATCAACTTCAGTTTTGTACTTTTTTTGCGTAACCTTTATTTTGTTGCCTGACGGCGGCAGAGACTTTGCCAACATCATTTTGGGCTTCTTGCTGGGTACGGCAGTTGCTAACATTATTTCGTTTTTCTATGGGTCAAGCAAATCGAGCAAAGACAAGACTGAGGCCATGATGAAAGCAGTCGATGCTAAGTCTATTTAATCCATACGTCCTGCTTGGCCTTGTCTTGGCAGTGCTGGGTAGTTTTGGTGCTGGGTATTACAACGGTGAGCAGAATGAGCATGATCGCCAGCAACTTAAAATTGCCGAGCTTAATGATGCGGCAAGGGTAAAGGAACAAGCCCTTATAAACGTTGTTCAAACTCAATCCACCAAACTTCAAAAGGCAAATCAAGATGCAAAAGCTGCTCAACAAAAGCGCAATGCTGACATTGACTCTGGTACTTTCAGGTTGCGAGTCCCTATCAAAACCCCCATCTGCCCCCTATACACCACCACAGATACCCCCGTTGCCAGCGGAGATAGCGTCCAAGCAACAACCGAACTTGACCGAGAGACTGCTAAAGCTCTTATCGCCATTACAGAAGATGGAGACGCCGCCATTAGAAAGCTCAACTCCTGTATTGACTCCTACGAAACCTTAAGAAGCCTGAGATGACCATCTACATTCCACTGCTTTATATTTGCATAGCAATGGAATGTAAGTTTTTTCAGTCAGAAATTTACACCTTGGATAAGCAAAAGTGTGAACAAGAAATTGCTCAACAGAAAATTCAAATTACCAAACAAGGCAATACCGTTGCGGCAATTTGTGTTGACATGGAAATTAAAGTAGATAAATACAACACTGTTTATTAAACTTTGAACAAATCACATTAAGTTTCACGCGGTTGTCATTGATTTAGTTTAATTTCAGACAACTTAATTGGAGTTGTCATGGGCAAAACTGTTTACAACGATCAAGAGTTTATTGAACTTTGGAAAACTCATGAATCTGCCAGTGCCTTTGCCAAAGCTGTTGGCATGGACATGCGCAATATCATCAGACGCAAAAACAATTTAGAAGCTAGGTACGGCGAACCACTAAAGTCAAAGAATAGTAAACAGCAAACCATCAAAGAAAACTCAGTTCGTAAATTATTGGGGATTGAAAATGGGACTGTTGTCGTTTTTAGTGACGCTCATTTTTGGCCCGGCATCCATACAACAGCGTATAGGGGACTTCTTTGGGCAATTAAAGAATTTCAGCCAAAGGCTGTTATTGCTAATGGAGACATATTCGATGGAGCTAGTATTTCTCGCTATGACCCTCATGGCTTTAGTTCAGTACCGTCCGTAGTTCAAGAACTAAAAGCCTGTGAATTGGCAATGGGTGAGATTGAAGAAGCGGCAAAAAAAGCAAGACACAATGTAAATCTTGTCTGGACGTTGGGTAACCATGACGCAAGGTTTGAGAACCGCTTAGCTGCCAATGCACCTCAGTACGAATTTGTCAAAGGCTTTTCTTTAAAAGATCATTTTCCTGCGTGGCATTCTTGTTGGTCTTGTTGGCCCACTGAACAAGTAGTGGTCAAGCACCGTTGGAAGGGGGGCCTGCATGCCACTCACAATAACGCCGTCCAATCGGGCGTCTCAATTTGTACGGGTCATTTGCACAGCTTAAAGGTAACGCCATTTGCAGATTACCAAGGCAATAGGTTTGGCGTCGATACTGGCACGTTAGCGGACACAAACGGCCCTCAGTTTATAAATTATCTTGAGGACTCGCCAACCAATTGGCGCAGCGGCTTTGCTATCCTGACGTTTTATGAGGGCAGGTTGCTGTGGCCTGAGTTAGTTTATAGTTGGGGCGCTGAAAACAAAATAGAGTTTAGGGGTAAAGTGTATGACGTCTGACCTAGTGTCTTATCTTAGATCTGAAATCAAAGAACTGCATAACATTTTGCATGAAACGCAACTTGCTTTGGCGCAAGCAAACGACAGACTTAACAGGCGGTCTGAACCTTTAACTGAAGAGCGTATATACAGCTTGTATAGGCGTAGCTTGGATTGGCGGCAGTTAGCTAAAGACGTAGAAGCAGAGCACGGCATTGAATAAAAAAGGGGAGTCCGAAGACTCCCCTAAAGACAACTGCATAAATATTATGCCACACGTTTCCAGACTAATCCATCTTCGTCTTCTACGGTCTCTCCAATTTCGTATTCGTCGAATTCTTCGTCTTCGTCGGTTTCGTCTTCGTCAACTTCTTCTTCATCGCACTGATATTCGTAGTCTTCGGTAACGTCATAGTCAACGCACCAGCCATGGTCTTTTTGGAATTGGATGAATTCCTGAATGATTGCGATCTTGTCAAAATCTTCTGTCTCAACAGTTACCATGTCTGAACTAAAATCCCAATCTGCAATGTCAATCTCAATCTTGTACATAATGTTCCCCTTGGTTATGGCGTGATTGCCAATTAAAATCCTATCTTTAATTTGTGACAGCTTCCACCAGCAACCCATTGATTTTTACAACGAAAGGTTAAAGAAATGAACTTATCAGCCAATTTTTCTTTGAAAGAAATGACAAGATCAGATGCAGCCACTAGATTGGGCCTGAATAACACGCCTGACGAGAAAACCATTGACAACCTAAAGACTTTGTGTGAAAAGGTGCTCCAGCCCATCCGCGACCACTTTGGCAAAACTGTCACCGTGACATCGGGTTTTCGCTCTTCAGAGACTAATCAAGCGATTGGAGGCTCTAAGTCCTCAGACCACGTGAAGGGCCAAGCAGCCGATATTGAGATTGCTGGCGTCCCCAACGCTGAGCTGGCTCAGTGGATTATGGACAACCTTGACTATACACAATTAATCTTGGAATTCTACACACAGGGTATACCCGACTCTGGGTGGGTTCACGTCAGCTTTGACCCCAATAACCTCAAGAAGCAAGAACTGACAGCTGTCAAAGTTGCTGGTAAAACCCAATACCTTGCCGGTCTTGTAGCCTAATTATGCAACTTTAAGAAATGTTATTTTTATCTTGACTGCTTTGGTTATTAAAGTAAAATCTATGCGGGGCTCGTGCGCCCGCAAGAAGCCGCGTATTGCGGCTTTCTCATTTGTGGAGCAAATATGGCAACAGCAAACAATCCGTTTGATCTAAATAAAACGACAGGCAAGGACCTGCTTAGCGCAGCCACGACTGCCATTGCTGCGCCGCAAGCCACCGGCTACAACGCTGCAACAGCTGGGGCAACCGGCTTTACGGCTAAGGACGCTAACCCGTTTGGGTACAACGCCAGCACCATGACCGGCCAAGGCTATGACGCTGCCTCGCGTACATCTGAGGGTTACAACGCGGGTACGCGTACATCTGAGGGTTACAACGCGGGTACGCGTACGGCAACCGGCTACAACGCTTCTGGAGCTCTTGGCACAAACTGGAACGTCAACAACGACCAAACGGTTCAAGGGCAAATTGGCGGCCTCATTGCCGCTAACTCTCCTTTGCTTCAACAAGCCCGAGCCAACTCTTTAGCTCAAATGAACCAACGCGGTTTGACCAATTCAAGCATGGCTTTGGGCGAAGGTCAAAAGGCGGTTTTTTCAGCAGCACTTCCCATTGCTACGCAAGACGCCAGCACCTTTGCCAACGCCGCGCAAGTCAACGCCAATGCAGCAAATCAGCTGGCTCAATTCAATGCCGGCCAAACCAATCAAGCACTTGGCTTTACCGCCAACGCACAAAACCAAGCCGGCTCAGAAAACTTGGCCGCTCAGAATCAAGCTCTTGGATTCACCGCTTCTGCCAAAAACCAAGCCGGCTCAGAAAACTTGGCCGCTCAGAATCAAGCTCTTGGATTCACCGCTTCTGCCAAAAACCAAGCTGGCTCAGAAAACTTGGCCGCTAAGAATCAAGCTCTTGGCTTTACGTCTACTGCGGCCAATCAAGCCGCTGCTCAAAATCAAGCCGCGGCAAATCAAGCCATGCAGTTTGGCGCAAACACAGCTAGCCAAGCGTCATTGGCTAATGCTGCTGCGGCTAACCAAGCGGCTCAATTTACGGCTGGCGCAACAAACCAAGCTGCTGCTCAAAATGCGGCTAATCAAAACCAAGCTGCTCAATTCACTGCCGCTAACCAGACCGATGTGTCTAAGCAGTACGCCACTTCTTTGAACAACACTGTTCAAGCCATGATGGACCAGTCAATGAAGTACGCGTTGACCAATGCTGATGCGCAGACTAAGATTGAATTGCAAAACATTGATTCATCGACCCGCCAATCTTTGGCGGCTACAGAGGCTACTTACAAAAACCAGATGCAGGCATCGGCCAGCGCCAATGAGGTTTTTCAGCAAGTGTCCAAGAACATTGCTGACATCATGGCCAACCCCGATCTAAGCGCAGACGCTAAGGACGCCGTCAACGGCGTCACGCCAAAACAGGCTGCGGTCAACATGCAAAAAACTTACTTGCAGAATTCGCTTGAAATTCTTAGCGCAACTTCTGGCATTGCTGGCCTTAAAACTTTGCTTAACTTTACATGACGAGTGAAGCTCTTCTTGAACCGATCGTCTCTTCAATTCGTAAGGGCACCGCACTATCGCGGTATCAGATTCTTGAGTACTTTGCTGATTGGGAAATCATCCCGTTTGATTTTGAAGGACACCATGTCTGTACGATGGTGGCTAAGGGGACAGAGGTGCACTTTGCGCTTGTTCCTGAGTGGCGGCCCAAGGGCAGCATGCGCGGGGCAATCAGGTCTTTTCTCCAGCCAGTGTTTGAAAGACATGGCTTTTTGACTACGCGCGTAGCGCACGGGCGCGCAAATGAAAAAATGTTTGTAAAACGAATCGGGTTCAAACCCACTTGGAAAGACGGGAACGTTGAGTACTACCTGCTTGGCAGCCTACCATTTGAGAGGAAAATATGATTAAGAAAAATTATCTGTCTCGGGCGCAAACCCGGACAATGGCGTTTGAACATCCTATTGGCGATCCGACCGGCGGTCCAGCCTATGGTGAAAAGAACGATCCGATCACCGCAATCCTTTCAATTGCAACAATGGCGGGTACTTACGCGGCTGCCGGCACGTTTGCTGCAATGACTTTGATGCAAGGTATCACTTTTGCTGGCGCGGCCCTGAGTCTAGTTGGCAACGTGACGGGCAATAAGACCTTATCAAAAATTGGCATGATCGCGGGTATCGCCGGCGGTGTAGGCATGGCTTACGACTCTTTAATGGGTACAACAACGGGCGGCACCCTTGGCGAGGCTTTTGGAAAATCCTCAGTCACCGACGCAATGTTAACCGATCCAAATACTTTGGTCCAAACAGCAACTCCTGTTGTTGATGGCAAGGCTGTTGTGCCCGATGCGTCGGTCGTCGACGTTAACGCCGCACCAAATGCAATAGATGGGTCTTACCAAGCTAGAAGTCTTAGCGCGCCTGACGTCAACACCGCTCCTGCCAACGCGGTGACCAGCCCCGCTGCCGATCTCAACGCGATGACCACCGCGCCCGGCACCAACCCCCTTAATGCCGGTAATGTTCCCGGTAAAGACATTCTGGGTCGAAACTTGCCTCAGATGTCTTACGTTCCCGGCATGGGGCCCAATGTGTCTGTAGGAACTGCTCCCACCCCTAGTTTTATGGATTCCGTTAAAGCCGGCAACTACGGCCAAGCCTTGAGCACCGCTGGCGGCAACGCCATGGACTTGTTGAAGAACAATCCAACAGGCGCCTATGTTGCTGCACAAGCCATCGGTTCTGCGGCTGATTATCTAAGCGGCAAAACCGACGCCGAACTTGACGCGTTGAAAGCCAACACAGGCTACGCCGACGCAAAAGCTCTTGAAGTCCAAGCTGCTTTGGACCGAGAGAAATTACGCCGTGCCAATTTAAACGCGGGCTACACTAACGTCAACGCTGGCTTTAAAGTAAATCCCAACGCGGCTGTTGTCCAACCTTTTCAACAGCCCGGCCTTGTAGCCGGTGCTATGCAACCTCGTCAAGGATAAGGAGAACACCATGGCAACAGGAATTATTCAAGACAAAATGGGCCGCCCTGATGGCGACGACCTGACAACCAAAGCGGTCACCAAAGACATCAAGATGCCGCCCGAATTGCAAGAGGCCTATGAACGCGTAGTCATCGCTGGCATGAAAGTGATGTTTGCCAAAGAAAGCCACCGCGCCATGCTGCAAGAAATTCAGAAACCCGGTCCTATGGGCGAGCGCCTTGGAAAAGGTATCGCCGGCTTGATGTTGATGCTTTTCAAGGAATCAAATGACACAATGCCTCCGGCCGTAATTATTCCAGCGGGCATCAACCTGTTGATGGAAGCTGTAGATTTTATGCGCAAAAGCGGCTTGGCAAAACCAACCAACGCTGAGATTGGCAACGGTATTGAAATCATGATGTCTATCATATTGGAAAAGTTTGGCGTTGCTCCTGACAAGATGGCGCAAATGCTGAACCAATACAGCAACGAAAACATTCCTGAGATGGGAGCTTGACATGGCTAGTTTTGGAGGCCTGATCTCGGGCGTTTTGGGCGGAGCCGCCAAAGCCTATGGCGAAGGCGCCCAGATAGAAATGAAAAAGCAAAGCGAGCTGGATTTACGCAAGCAGCTTTTAGAAGCCGAGTCTGACAAGCGTTTGCGTGAAGACGAGATTAAACGCGAACGTGACATTGCTGAAGAAAACCGCAAGATGTCGCCTGAGTATCTTACAAAAGTTAAAGATACTGATTTAATAAAATCTCAAGGTGCTATTGAAAACCGCGTAACGTTGGCGCCGCTTGCAGCTGGAGCCGATATAGCTGAAGGCGGAGCCAAATTAGGAACTCAAATAGCTTTGGCCCCTGCGCAGGCCGCAGCTGCAAAAGTCACGTACGACGCCGGCAAACCTTTGGATATGGACAAAGCAGCGGATGCCGTTATTGCCAAAATCAAAGAAACAAAAACGCTTTCAGAGAGCCCCGACTTTATCAAGGGCACGGCTAAGTTGTCAGAAGCTACTAAGGCGGCTGAAATTAAAATGACCCAAATTCGAGCTGACGCTGTTAAAGACAAGCCCTCCGGCGGCAGCGGTAGCAGCACGGTCAAAGTGCGCAGCACCTACACCAACAGCGACGGTAACAAAATTGCCGTGATGTCTGACGGTACTGAAAAGACGCTCGGTAAAGCAGCCGACTACGACAAAACTATATCTAACTTGGTTACCAAAATGGCCAAGGATGATTACAAATTTGCCAAATTGCCGGAAACTGAAAAGCGCAAGCAAGCAGAACTACGTTTGCGCGGCCAGCTTGTTGTGCCTAGCAGCGGTCCCAAAGACCTGTCGAAATACGAACGCGACAAAGCAGTAAACGACTAAGGACCCCCATGGCATTTGACGTTCAAGGTGCTTTAAAGGACGGATACAGCCCGGCCGAGATTGCTGACTACCTTGCCAGCAAAAGAAACTTCGACGTTGATAGCGCACGTAAGGACGGCGTCAGCGACGACGAAATCATAAGCCACCTGACGAGCCGGGTCGAGGCCCCCAAAGTTGCGCCAGTGGAAGAAGCTCCTGCGCCTACGCCTGTTAAACCAAAAGAGCCACCGGGCGTGCTGTCGCGCACGGCAGACGCCATCAAAGGCACGGTCAGTGGAATCGTTCCGGCCTTGGTTGAAAAGGTCACACCCTACAAGAGTGTGCTGGAAACAGCACCTGCGCCAACCGCGCAACAGCAACAGGCCGAAATCGACAAACGCTTGGGCTATGGCGCAGGACCTATCAGTCGCGAGACCGTGGCTAAAGCCGACCAAATGCGCATGGGTCGCGTGCCGGTTGAGCCGGGCCCCGCGCTTACAGTTGCCAAAGCTCGCGAAGCCGAAGGCGCTGAAACTTTTGACCAATTAGCCCAGCGGTTAAAGCGCGACGATGTGCTACAACAAGATGTTGAGACCGCGCGCCGCAAACGATTTGCTGAAGAAAACCCTTTGCTTGCCAGCGCTGCTGCTGGTTCAGCGGGTTTGATCAGCGGCACCTTAAACATTCCAAGCGTAGCCGCCGACGCCTTTAACCAAACGTTTGTCAATCCGGCTTTGCAACTTGCTGGTTTGAAACCTTTGGACAAAGTACCTACCGCGTTTGGTACTGAGTATCTTGGCAAAAGCGCTCAAGATTTCATGCCTAAGATTGGCACGCGCAGCATGGAAGGCGCGTGGAAAAACGAAGAGTTTTCTCCGTGGCTTATGTCCAAGCTGGCGGCCAACTCCCCTCAAATGGCGCAGCAATTGGCCGCAGCTTTTGTGCCCCCGCTTCGCGTAGCTTTGTTGGGCGGCATGGGCGGCACAGCGGCTGGCCAAAGCTACGCGCAGGGCGATGACTCTCGGGTAGCCGTAGCCAAGGGCGCAATTGAAATTGGCACAGAAATGTTGCCGTTAAAAGTCTTTGATAAATTGGGCGACACGCTTAAAGGCATGTCGGTTGCAAAGCAAAATGCCGTCATGGCAATTGCTGGACAAAGATTGGCACAGTCAGGTGTTGCAATCACAGCCAACGGCATCACCAACGCCATTGAAGAAACGGCCGCGCAATTTGGCGGCAACGTGCTTGACAAGTTTTTTCAAGGCAAAGACCTTGAGTTGAGCAAGGGCCTTGGTGAAGCCGCTGTAATTGGTGCGGCCACTGGCACAGCTATGTCAGTGCCGCAAGTTGCCGGTATTGCTACTGGCGCTTACGACCCCAACGTGCAGATTGCCCGGGCTATTGAACAGAACGTTGCCGGCACACAGTTCACAGGCCTTGACGAAACTGCTCGCTACCTGCTTAACCCCCAGACATACGACGCCCGGTTGATCAGCCCTCTGGAAACGTCGGACCCATCACGCATTTTGCAATCGACTTCGGTCGACGACGCGGTTACCTCGGCAAATGAATTGGCCGGATCGCTGGAGATTACACCCAAGCCAATTGCACCTGTTGCAATTCAACCCCCACCGTTGCCGGTCATAGATACCCTTGGTCGGATCGAGCCAACGTTTGATCTTAACGAGCCGCTGCCTGCCCTCGACACAACGCAGGCCCTAACGTTACCCGAACCAAGTGTTGCTACAGAACAACAATTTGGTTTGGACAAGTTGCGTTTGACTGCGCCTCGCCCACAAAAGATCCAAGGTGTTGCGGTTTCGCAACTGTCTGACGACCAGCTTCAGGCCATTACTATTGACGAGACCGTTCCCGCAATTACCCGCAGAGGCGCGTCAGTTGAGCTCACAGCGCGTCAAACAGAAGCGGCTGGTACTACCCCAGCTACCTTACCTGTAAGCGGTCCTATCACGCCAATGGCTGGACCTCCAAGCATTCCCAGCGTACCATTAGCCAATGCAGCAACCAGCCAAACCATTACCGCCGACAAAACCCTTACCCTTCCAGAACCGGAAATGTCTGGTGCCGCAATTGCGCCAGTGGGAGGAGAGTCTGCCGCAGCTGGAGCGAGAGCAACTGCACAAAATGCTATCGACAGGTGGGCTACTTCCAACGGTGTAGAAAGCCCAGCAGTTTTCAATGCGTCTCCAGCAAATCTGGACAGCGCAGTCAACGAAATTGCTCAGGCGCTGAACAGCCAGTTTGGTGCTAGGGTTTACGCTTATAACGACGACCGAGCAAACGCCATAAACGGCGTGGCCATTGGCGGCACAGCTTTTATCAATACCGCCAACGTTGACATCAACGTTGCGCGCACAGGCCTACACGAATTCCATCACACGGTTGAACAGCTTGCCTCCCTTGAAGCCAAGCAAGGCCAAACCAACACAGCCGCTCAGCAATACGTGGCCAGCATGGACGGCATCTTTGACGGGATGACCGATGCGGGTAAACGCGCATACCTTGAAAACTTCCTGATGAAGGAAGAGTTGGACGCAATTGCCGATCCTGTTGCGCGGGAACAACGTTTGCAAGAAGCAATGGTTGGCAAAACCCTGCGGTCCGAAATGGTTGCCGATTTCCTAGGCAACCGGGCTACAGACAAAAAGTTTTGGCAAAGCGTGGCGGCTGCTGACCCACAAGGTTTTAAAGGTTTTGTCGACAAATGGATTAAGATCATTGACAATTTGATCGACACGCTTAAAGGCACGTCAACTCAAGGCAAAAAAGAATCTGCTAAAGTTGATACCTATTTGCGTGACTTGAAAAAGGCAAAGGCAATAGCTCGCGACGCACTCGTTGCGTATAACAAAGGAATCCAAGATGGAAGCATTAGCACCACAGGCAGTGAAGGCGTATCAGGGCCTACAGCGTCTGCTCGACAATTCGCTGGTGGAGATGGGCGCGGTGAAATCCCAGAGTATGGAACAGCCCGCGAAGGCGCCATCTCAGTCCTCGCCCGCCACTACTCAACCGAAGCCCGCACTTCGTTAAATGGAGCTTATTATGGGACTGGTCTCAAAGGTGCAGAACGCGATCGACTGGACAGTAGCCCAGATCCTCGCCTCAAAAACCGCGTTTACTTCTATGTTGATCAAGGCTCCGGAGTCCGCCCCGAAGCCGGAGTCGGAGGCATTGCCCACGAAGTCCGACTCAACAACATCTACGACCCCAAAACGCAAATACTCCCGGTCAAAGGGAACTTCAACGCCTTTGAATCCGCGGTAATTAACGGGGGCTTTGACGGCTACATTGCTCCCTTTGGGAACAATCAAGCAGCCGTTGTCCTGTTGGGCCCGCGCCATTCGGCCGTACCTGTCAAGTCTATCGGCCGCGTGGCTGGCGCCCCAGCCCCTGTTACAGCAGAACCAACAACGCTAAAGAAGAGTCTCCTTTCCAAGGAGCTGGCCACCATCGAGGCATCCCGTGTACCGGGTGCCCGTGTTGCTGCTGGCAATTTGGAGATACCTACCACTTCACGCGACGCGGCCAACACAGAGCTGGAGCGTATTGGCAGTAACGTCAGGTTCAGCAAAAAAGCTGTGCCTGAAACGGTCGATGACTTCGCCAAGCTGGAGACTGTGATTCCTCGCGCCCGCGAAGGATCGTTCAACACCAACCGCCAGCTCAAGGTTGATTTGCAAACAGCCATCTTGGCCGCAGCCAAAGAAGCAAAAGTCGACCTGTCTTCTCAGACCGACGAGACTACAAACTACCTTACTCGGGTGGGTGTGGCCGACGCGTTGTACGCTATCCAGTCAAACGCCAACGCGGTGGGCTGGTACGACAAGACGGTCAGCAAAGCGCTTCGTATTTTGGGTGAGATCCACCCAGAAATAAACACCGACCCAGACGCAAAGTTTGCTTTTACTTGGGCACTGGCTGTTACGTCCAACGGTTTGAAGGTCGACAAAAACTTTGAGTTGGCCGAAAGCGCTTACAAAGAATACAAGCGCACGGGCAAGATGCCGACCAACCTTACCGCCGGTCAAGCGCAAGGTGCTATCAACGACAGCCTTGGTTTGTTTAACGAGATGGTTGCCCAGTACGGCATTGACAACGTCCGAGAATTCATGGACAGCAAGTTCCGCGTATCTCAAATTGAGCGGGCCACCGGGCTAGAAGTAGGCGGCGAATTTAAAGAGACTGAAGTTCGCGGCGCGGCCGTGCTGGGTCCAAAGATTGGCAACGGCTTCTACTCAAACTTAAACGGATTCTTTGACCAGCTTACTATGGACCGCTGGCTCATGCGCACATGGGGCCGTTGGACTGGCACGTTGATTGAAGCCCGGCCTGACATGGTCAAGGCCAAACGAGCAGAACTCAAAGATCTTGTTGTAAAAATGAAACAGGATGCGCCTGCTGCGCTTGCGTTTCAAAAGGCGCTTAACGCAAAGCTGCAAACCGGAGATCTTGACGCGCTGGCCTTGGCCATCCAAAAGGCTTCGATGCTTCCGGCCACTCGGGAATCCTTTAACAAAACGGTTACTGGCCAAGAGATCCGCAAGACCGGCAACGCTTTGGCTAAGTATCTTGATGGCCAAAAAGAAGCACCCGCTGGGCCCGATGAACGCAATTACATTCGCAAGGTTTTTAACAAAATCCTGACAGATGTTCGCGGCAAAGGATACCCTGCTCTTACAATGTCCGATTTGCAAGCGCTTCTTTGGTATCCTGAAAAACGTTTGTATGACATTGCCAAATCAGACGAGATTGCCAGCGAAGGTTACTCAGACGACGAAGCCCCGGACTATGCAAACGCGGCAGCTAAGCTGGCGCGTAGCCTTGGCATCTCTGACGCAAAAATTCAGAGTGCAATAACTAAAGCGGAGAATGAATATGAGAATCGAGTCAGCGCAAGACCAGCAAAACCAAGTGCTGGAGGACAGCAAGCCCAAGCTACTGTCCCGGCCGCAGTTCGAGGCTTTGGTGAACGAGAGAAACGGTCGTTCCTTACCACCGGCGTCGTCCGCCGCATACGATCCGCTGGCACAAATCCTACAAGCCAACCCAACTCTTACAAAAGAAAAGGCGGTGGCGATGATAGAAGCAGCCGGGTTCTAGGAATTCCTACGGTTGCCGTATTTACGCCGGCAACCACTTTCAAAAATGCACTGAGCGAAGTCCCAGCTGCTGCGCCTAAATTCTTTGAGATGGGTCCTGAAGGGGCCAAGACTTTCCGTGATTCAATTCAGGCGTCCAAAGAGAGCTCGCCTTTTGGGGCGTCGGTCTTTGTGTACGATGAGGCTGATTACGCTGACATGCGCACGTTCTTGTCAGACGACGGCAAAGCTGGCTTTGCCCTGAAGGGTGACGACATTGTGTCCGTGTTTGCTGGACCAGAGCAGCGCGGCGCTGTCAACAGTATCTTGCAATTGGCCACCCAAGAAGGCGGCCGCAGGCTTGATGCCTTTGATACCGTGCTGCCCGTCCTCTACGCCACCCATGGATTTAAACCCGTGGCCCGGGTCAAGTGGAGCGACGACGCCGCGCCTGATGATTGGAACAAAGAGACCTTTAAAGAATTCAACAACGGCAAACCCGATGTGGTGTTCATGGTCCATGACCCTGAGTCTTTTGCAAAGTACACCGAGGGCGACGGCAAAATTATTCAGGACTACGACCAAGGCGCGGTCGAGCAAGCCAAGGCTTTAAAGGACATCAAACAAGTTCGCCAAACGGACCTTGAAAGTCTAGAATCTCTTTTTAAACGTTTAGAGAAACGCGGCCTTGCCAAGGCCAACGCTGAGAATGATGTGGCTAAGCGGGTTGACGCCCCGCAGATTCAATACATGCAGGACAATTTTCTTGACATCCTTGACGAGTTGGACACCGCCGGCTTAGTCGAAATCAATTGCAAATAAGGGGCTACCATGACACCAACAATGATCATCTCTGCTGACATCAAGCGCCTGCTTGACGACGCAATCCACTCTGAGCTTTACGCAGCAAACCTGTACAAGCACATTGCCAATCAGGTGCAGCGCCTTGGCTACCTTGGCGCAATGAAATTCTTTTTGAAAGAAAGCAAAGCCGAGTTGGATCACTACCAACTGCACGCACAATTTCAAAACGATGTAGGCACCGTAGCCAAAGTCCCAATGATTGAAGCTATGGATGATTCAATCAAATCGTTTTCTGATGCCATGGAATTGGCCTACGAAACTGAGCTTGAGTTGTACAACAATTACAAAAGTATGTACTCCCAAGCCAGTAGCGACCCCGTGGTCCAGCAGTTCTTGCTTCAGTTTCTGGAGCTCCAACGCACCAGCGTTGGCGAGTACGGCGACTTGCTTGCCCGCATCCAGTTAGTGGATGGCGACAAAGCAGGCATGCTCTTGATCGATCAGGAGCTGGGAGCCTGATCACATGGCAACATGTACATACACGTTCACCGGTGCTGACGGCAAGAGCATCGACATAAAGGGTATACCCGCCCTTAAAGAATTCCTGCTTGAAGGTGGGCTGGCTCAATACTTGCCTGCTCGGGCAACCGCGCTTGCTGAGATAGGGGCCGAAGCGCCAGCACTTAGCCGACGCGAACAAACTGAAAGCATTGGAATTAATGTCAATCAAGACGGTGAAAATCAATACGCAGATAAAATTGTTGATGGCCAAAAAACTTTAGAAACTAGAGCTTCGGATTCGCTTCGCCCCTACGTAGGAAAACGAGTTGCCATTGTTAGAACTGGCGACGGCCCAGCTAAAGCAATTGGCGCAGTAACGATTGGCGAGCCTATAAAAGTAACTACCCAAAAACAATTTGATCAATACCGGGATCAAACTTTGGTGCCTAAAGATTCTAAGTTTGATCTTACCCCGGGCGGCGTTAAATATTTATACCCTGTAGAAAACCCGGTTCGATACGCAACCGAACTTGATGTTGGTCTTGGCATCGTAGCTCGTAAAGTAATTGCACCTAGCCTTAGCCGACGCGAGCAAAAAAATGCGGCGGCAAGCCGCGTATCCAATGTCAGCTCTGATCGCTTCAAACGCACCGACGAATTGCAGCAAGCCGTCACCGACTTGCAAGAAGGCAAGATTACCCAAGACGAATACAACGCTATGGTCGACGACCTTCGTCCGGTCTATCCGTACGAAAAAGTCCCAGCGCTTACAACGCCGTCCGATGCTAAATATGCTTTGGCCAATGGTCGTGGCCAAAGCCCGGAGAAGGCGGCCAAGTACGGCTTGCCATCAGACACCTTGGCCAAAGGCGACTTTGCCCAGTTGCGTTTGGACATCCCCTCGTATCAAGAGCATGACTCGTGGGTGGTCAGCGTGCACACACCTAAGTCCACCAACCGTGAAGTGCAAGCAGCGTATGACGCAGGCACTGTCATTGGCTATGAATCCGTGGCATCAATGACCGACGTAACTTTTGGCATGAATCAAAAGGCGGCAACCAAGATTGCACAAGGTACAAGCAAGGGCACGATTGCCACCATGCTTGGCAAATGGAAACCCATCAGCAACCAAGCCGCAAAAGTTCGGGCCGATGCCGCTATTAAAGACTCAGCTTGGACACAGGTGGGCATGGACCCATTCCGTCACAGTTATTTTTACGATCGCGACACAATGCGCCCAGTGCTAAGCGCTGACGAAGTAATTCAAATTGGCCCTTTGGTGTTGGCCAAGAACGCCACATTTAGCGAAGACGGCACAGACATCACCGGTGCACCGATTGCTTTTAGTGCCAAGCAGCGCGAGCTTTCAGAAGATGCCAAGCAACAACAAGTCTTTTTGCAAAAGAAGGCCGAAGAAGCTGGCTACAAAACAATAGTTGAGTTTGGCGACAAAGACTTTGATAACTTTGTCTTAGCTGCCTCGCAGTGGCGCCAAGAAAACCCAGCTGACATGATGTTCAGCAATCGCCAGACTGAAGGTTGGATTCTTAGCCGCGATGCCACCGGCCGCTTCCGTTTTGGTGCAGGCGCCAAGGCCTACCGTCTGGTGGCCGATGTGGCCAACAATGTTCTTGACAAAATTGGCATGAAGCCAGTCAGCCCTGAGCTAAGCCGCGCGCTGCGCAAGATGAAGACCGAAGTTGAGAAGGCCCAGAACCTTACGGTCGACGTGGCCAAGAACCTCAAAGACTTGCCAGAGCAAGAGCGCCAGATGATCAGCGATGTGATCGAGGGCGAACTCAAGCGCGGCGTCAAGCCACCTAAGCGGGTGTTAGAACTGGCCGCTTCAATGCAGTCAATCATGTCTGAACAAACGCAAGAGCTGGTGCGCTTGGGCATGCTGACACCGGAAGCAGCTGGCCGTTGGGACGGCAAATACTTGCCGCGTTTCTATGAGTCCAAGATTGGCGACGAAACAAAAGCATGGATGAAAGCAGCCAAGAGTTTGATGGGTCGCACCCGCACAATGCAGGGCATCACCGGCAACAGCCTCAAGGCTCGCGGTATGTTTGAGAACGTGCCCGTTGCTGACGTGCAAGACTGGCTTGACGAAGGCTGGGAGGTGCGCGATCCTACGTTTGACCCGCTGACCAGCGACGTTGTAACAATGTGGCGCGACTACACGCGCCGCGAACGGGACGACATGGGCGAAATCCGCGATGCCATGTTCCGCTTTGTCATGGGCTACAACAAATCCCAACGTGACATGGCGCTTGGCCGTCTGTACGAAAACCTTGCAACGTCCTACGCAAGTCGCGTAGAGAAACCCGGCTACGTCAAAGTCCCAGCAACCACAATTGAAGACACCGCAAACGTTCGCCGATACGGCAAGCTCGGCGGTAAGTGGGTGCCCAAAGAAGTGATGGACCAGCTCAGTACCTTTGATACATCAATGCAAAACGATTTGCTCAAGATGTATCTCAAAGGTTTGTCGATGTGGAAAGAAGGCAAGACCGTTCTTAATCCTGTATCGCACGCCAACAACATTATCTCCAACTTGACGATGGCTCACTTTGCTGGCGTGTCTTACTGGGATGCCGGTAAGTACGCTGGCGCAGTGCGCGATCTGGTCAAGGGCGACCCCATGGTTGACGAAGCCAAAGAGGCCGGCCTGTTTGGCGGAACCTTTAATCGTTCGGAGTTAATGGACCAGCTGCCAGAACAGCTCAAGGCGATGGCTCAGATGACCGAGTCCAAAGCAGGCATGGCTGTTGACCGTGTGTGGAACGCGCTGTCGTTTTTCCTGCGCAAGCCCGCTGGCAAAGCGTACGAAGCAGAAGACTTGTTCTTCCGCTACTTGATTTACCGTGATGCGCGCAAACGTGGGGTGGACGTTGAAGACGCGGTCGATTGGTCACAGAACTTTATCTTTACCTACGACGACTTGCCCAAGGGCGCGCGTCTGGCTCGTGACTTTGCGCTGCCGTTCTTTAGTTACACATACAAGGTCGTGCCAGTGTTGGCACGTACAGCGCTTGAGCACCCAGAACGATACGCTGCCCCGGCCGTTGCGCTGTACACAATCAACGCGTTCATGTACGCAATGGCTGCCAGCCTTGGTGGTGGTGAGGACGAAGATTGGTGGACAGTCATTCGCCGATACGCAACCGATCCTGACTTTAGGGAAAAGGCGCGCGAGATGGAGAAGCAAGAACGGGCTAACCTGCCGCCTTGGATGAAGGGCGCCAGCGCCACGTTGGCCACGCCAAAGGCTATCCGTCTTGGCATGGACGACGTGACCAACTTGCCCGTGTTCTTGGACGTAAGCCGGATCTTCCCGGGCGGCGACTTGCTAGATGCAAACGCCAACGCTGGCGGCATTCCTCTCTTGCAACCAATCACGCCAAGCAACCCAGTGCTCAACACTGTCGGCGCAATGATCTGGAACAAGGACCCGTTCTTTGGCAAAGACATTGTTGACAAGAACGATACCAGCGCAGAGGCCGCAGCCAAACGCGGCAAGTGGTTGTGGCAGCAATTCTCGCCGGCCGTTGCCATCGGCAACTACCACTGGGACCGCGCGCTAAATGTAATTGCCAACGTGACTGGCCAAGACATTCTCGGTTACACCGGCACAGGCAAAGACGGCCTGCCAGTACAACCCGGCTTTGCGGCAATGCAAACCGTAGGCATCAAGGCAAGGCCAATCGATTTGGAATTATCAGAACAGATCAATAAATCGCAACAGGAAAAACTGATACGCGATCTTGAAGCTGAGATGCGCCAAATCAATAGGCTTGCTGGCAAAGGCGCCATCACTGAGAAGAACGCCGAAGCACAAATTGAACTTCAGCAGATCAAGAAGCAGCGTCTAAAGGAAGGTCTAACTGTTGAGGGTACGGAGCGGAAATAGTTTTCTGCTCTCGAATCCAGATGGCAATACTAGCCGCCGTGTCTCCGGGCATGGCGGCTATTTTGTTTGCAATTTCATCAAGCGTATTGTCGCGTGCGTAATCGTTCAATTCGATAAGACAACCAATGGCATCGGCTGCCAATTTGGGGTTGGCCAATACAAAGTCTTCACTCCAAATTTTTGTATCTTGTGTCATCAGTCAATCTCCTTCATGTAGTACTTGGTTTCAAAGCCGTCGCCTCGCAACGGCAAGCCGGGCGCCCATGCAATAGCTTCACCCATAATCTCTTCAGCCTCTGTTAACGAGCGGTCCTTCATCTCCATGATGATCTCGTCGTGCACCGTGGCCAGCTGCGTGTAGCCTGCATCGTCCAGCGCCAGCATCGACTCGGCCAAACAATCACGGGCCACAGCCTGTGTGATGTTCTCCACCAGCTTGCCGCCGTACGTAGACAAGCGCGTCCACTGCTTGGTCTTTTGGTCCTGACCTTCATACGTCAAGGACCCCGCTCTGGCCGCAATGAACTTGCCGCCGGCACTGGTCTCACGCACAAGGTCTTCGGCCTCAATGCGCGGCTTGACATAGAACAGCTTGCGCTTGCTTGGCAATTGGATCGTCAGGAACCCTGACTCATAAGCAAACACCAACGACGCCTTCTTGCCTGCAAGCAAAAGCGTGACAGACTTCTTGCCCAGCACCGCTTCCTTGGCTGAGCGCTCGCACGAATACCAAAGCTGAACAATCTCTGGGTTGGCTGCACGCCACGCATCTTTGATAGGCTCAAGCTCATCCTCTGTGAGCCCCATCTCCAGCGCGCCCATGGTCTTGAGTGCACCGGCTCCGCCTTGGTATCCCAAAGCCAGCTCAGATATCTTGCCCTTCTGGCGATACGGCGATTTCTTCGTGACGCTGCCAACCGGCAAGTTAAACATTTGCTCAGCCGACGCTTCGTAGATCTTGCCGTGTGTAGCGAACACATCAAGGCGCCACTGGCACCATGCCATCCAAGCAATCACACGGGCCTCAATGGCGCTAAAGTCAACGATGATGAACCTGCACCCTTCCCGCGCAACGAACGCAGTCCTGATGAGCTGTGACAGCGTGTCAGGCACATTGCCAAACAGCATCTCAAGTGTTTCGTAATCGCGGGCCTTCAACAAGTTACGGGCCAAGTCAATGTCACGCAGTTTGTTTTGCGGTAGGTTCTGCACCTGCACCAAACGACCAGCCCAACGGCCGGTGCGGTTTGCACCATAGAACTGGGTCAAACCTTTAACTGAGTCGTCTTTGTCGCACATGGCACGGGCCATCGCGTGGTACTTAGATACGCTTGTCTTGGCCATCTCTTGGCGCAGCTCCAGCACACGGCGCACCGTTGCGCTGTCCGTAGATTCAAGAACCTTTGGCACGCTCTTCTTGGTCAAGTCAACAATCGTGTCGTCATCCTCTTCGGTCTGCAACCAACTGAGCAATTGATCGCGTGAGTTGGGATTGTCTAAACCTGTGAGAGCAATAGCTTCCTTGGTCATCCGCTCTTTGAATATGCCGTCGCACTCGATGGCTGCGTTGACTAGCTCGCGGTCAACCATTACGCCTTTGTTCATCATGCGTTGGTCAAGATGCCACAACTTCCATTCCTGCTCGGGCACCGAAAACTTTGCGATCTTCATCGCAATCTCATCCTCTGAGTCAACGTCACGGGCACAGTACTCTTTGAACAGCGCCCACTTGTCTGGATCATGGAGAGGTAGGTTGCGCGTGCGGCCGCCGTTCTTCAATGTCGGTTTGCATGGCAGGCAGAAGTAGCGAATCAAAGCCCAGCCCGATGCCAGCTTTTGCTTGTCGTCTTCAAGGCCTAGCACTTTGCCTACATCACCAAGGCTGCCGGGCAGGCCAAGGTACAGCGCATGCACGCTGGTGCAACGCCACTGGGTTACGTCCAGCTGGCGCCCAAAATGTTTGCTCAGGCAAGCGATCTCGAAGGCCGCGTTGTATGCGGTCTTGGTAATCGTAGGGTCGTCCAATGCTGCAACGATGTGCTCGGGCAACGCCTGCCCTTGGGCCAGATCGATGACGCACGCTTGGCCCGTGCCCCATTTAAATCCAAACAACATCACTTCAAAGTTGTCCGACTCAACGTACTTATGCACGCCGCACTTTTTCAAGTCGACATCGCTGTATGTCTCAAGGTCAATCCGTAAGGTTGTCATCTAGTTGTTCCAGAAGTAATTGGATCAGGTGCTCGTAGCGGAGCACCAAGATCCAAAGCTCCTCGTTAGTTAGGGGCGTCTGCTGCGTCATCTGGTTTCGTTACCTTTTGCAACTCGTCCATTTGAAACAGTGCTTGGCCGCGAATCTCCATGAAGAGATCCGCCACCTTCTCATGCGGCAGCTTTGCCAGAGCTTCCAACACCAGCTCAACGCCGGCGGGAACCATCTTGATTGACAGGACTGGGGGTTTAGTTTGTTCGGTCATGATAGGAAGTCATCCTCAATAGCCGTGAAGTCGTCGGCTGCATTAGATGAACCGGCACCGCCCAGTGGCTCACCTTCTGCCAGCTTCTGCACGTTGTTCAAATAGAACTTGATGCCCTTGTTGCCGTCAACGTTGTAAGCCGCAGGCATGATGGACACACGACCGTAGCAGCCACTGTACAACTCTGACTTGTCGATGATGTCATTCATCTTCGCGTCAACCACGCTGGGCTTGTTGTATGTGTTGGCATTGACAAAGTAGTGGCCCTTGTACTCAGGGTACTTCTCGGTGTCACGCTCTGTGTCGCCGTCACGCAAAGGAGTCTTGAAGCTGGCCAAGAACTTGGAACCCCAGATGGCTACTGCCTTCGGGTCGGTCTTGAACTTCTCAACAGAACCGTTGATTTTGGCCAGCGTCTCTTTGTCTTTCTTGTCGACCAAGATCATGATCGAGTAAGAATTCTTTTCATCAGGTGTGAAAACGTTCTTGGTGAAAGAGAGGCGAACTTTGCCGGTGATAACTTTGTAGTCGGTAGTCATGTTTGTCCTTTAGACTGGTTTAGAAAAATCATCAAGTGCGGTTGCACGAAATGTGATTGCTGGCCTCTTGTCCCCTTCGGGTACCAGCGTTGGTTTGCCTTCGGGCTTGGTAATTAACTCACCCAGCACGTCAACAAATTTCTTTTTGCCAAGCGCCTTCTCCATGGCAGTGATGCCAAGCAGGCTGCGCTCGTATGCAATTTCGTCAGGAACCTCGGCGTCGCGCAGTGCTTTGGCCACGGCGTCTTGGTCGCTGTACTTGCGATTGCTCCGGCCCTCGACCAGCTTGTAGCCGGGAACCGTCGTACCCTTTTCGGCCTGCTTGAGTGCGTGGGCCTTCAGGTCTGTGAACCAATCGATCACAGCGTCTGCGCTAGGCAGCAACTCGGCAATGCGGTCCAATGTCAATGTGTCCACCGCCGGCGGCAAGGAACTGAACTCTTGTCTGGCCACAGCAAGCGCGCCCTCTGCGCGTGCAGGGCAAACGTATCTTGCTTTGCAAAAGCTGCTTGTGCAATGAGGCCCGGGGACAAACACACCCTCGCCAGCCCAAGCCAACTTGGCTGCCGGCACAACTGCCTCGTCGGCCCACTTGAGCAAGTCAGCTATTGAAAGATCTTCGCTGCTGTAGTTGTTAAGGCGTGGCTGCAATACAGTCATGCGCACGTTTTGTATGTCATACAAATCGGACAACTCGTTGTATGCACCGAGGCCATACAAACGCATCTGGCTGTTGTTCTTTGCGTCAACGTATATACCCTTGCCGTATTTCAAATCAAGCACCTCAACAAGGTCGTCAGTGATGATCACAAAGTCACCTGTGCCAAAACCTTCTGGCACCCAGCGGCTAAAGTCAAGCCTGCGCTCAACATAAAACACTGGGTCCTTGCAACGTTCACGCGCAGCTTCGATGCGCTTGATGCAGTAGTCCACTGACTCACGCACGTAGTCGCGCAAAGCCGGGCTGTCAAAGTGCAGGAGCTCTGGCGGCAACGCCTCGACGGTACGACCAAGGTAGGTCAACAACTCTTGCTCAAACACCGCATGGGCAAACGTACCTTCGCGGGCAAACTCGCTGCCCTCGTCCGGAAACGGCTCCTCCATACGCGCGCTTGGCGTGCAGGTCATCCACTTCTCACTGCCCGATGCGGACAGTTTGGCGTGTGCTAATTCGATGGTCATAGCTGGGCGCCCGGCAACAAGATGCGGCTTGGCTCTTTGACCGACTCCTCATCCGGCGTCTGTGCCCACTTGACCGATGCGGCCATGATGTTGGCCATGTTCTGCTGCAAGTACAAGCCGATGATTTCAGCTGTGCTGAATATTTCTTTGTCCGCAGTGATCTCAGGCTCAACAGTGCCTTGCAGTTTGACTTCGTCGCCGTCGTCTTCAATGATGAGTGTTACTTTTGCCATTACGTTTTCTCCTCTATGTCATAAAACCAATCGTCTCCGGCTGCCCACTTGCGCGTGCCGTCAACAGTCCACAGTCTTTGCGCTGCTTGGAAATCCGGAAACTTCGTCTCAGCAGGAATCAATGACTGGTCGTACCACAGGCAACGGTTGTTTGGCTGTGCAGCAAACTGGCCGTTGTCTAGTTGGATAAAGTTAAAGCTCTTGTGCTCTTCAGCAGTCTCGGTGAAACCGGTGTCAAGTGACATCTCGTCAGCGCAGAAGTCGACAGTAAACATGTATCGACCGAAATGCCAATGCTTGTCTTTGCCCAAGAACTTTACGCCCAAGTTACGCAGTCCAATCTTCTCGACGATTGTGAAGCGGTAACCCATGCAGTCCCACAGTTGCAAAGCATCGATGGGCAAGGTGGGCAGCGTCGATGTCTCGTCGTGCCAGACATACGCATGTATCGGGAGCTTGTCGTACAGCGCGCCGTACGCAGGCAACAAAGACTCGATGCGAAACACTTGGCCACGCAAGGCTTTCAAGCTGACCCAAACGGCCGGCTCTAATTCACCGTGACCTTTGTGGTCGTTGTACAAAAACTCGCGCTTTACAAAGCATTTAATCGGTGGCAGTGATGCAATTATGTAGCTCATCTTCTTCCTTTGTTTTGGGCGATGTGACTCGCTCCTCGGTTTTAAATACGTGTTCGTTTGCACACTTGCGGCGGCGTACGGTGACGTCTTTTCTATTCCGCGTGTCAAGCACGCTGGTCCAAGCATTGCAAATAGGGCACTTCAAAAACTACTCTCCTCATCTTTTCTAATCTTTACTATTGCATCTTGAAAACGATATTCACAACTGTGTTGGTCGGCAGCATGTTCGGTTAAGAACACCAGCCTACAGTCTGTGCAATACCACGCCGACCCTTGAGCAACAATCGTTGACTTGTTTTGATGGATCCCTTTGGTTCTTCCAAAGAAAGTTCTTATGCGTTTAAGCATTGTGTTTCCTCCAACGTCTGCACAACTCTTTTGCTTCCTTGCTCTTTGGCTTTCGGTCGCACATGCCGCTAATGGATTTTTCTTTTGCTTGCGCTTGCAGTTGTGCCGGTGTCAGCGGCAGTGGCGTGTCAGGAAAGAGGCCGTTAAAACCCACCGTGCCCAACACTGCGCTGAGAATGATTTTGTCAATCATGCGCTCTTCTCCATCGGAGGCGTGCAAGTGTGAATGCCTTTCGTGCGCTTGCCGCAACGTGCGCAAAAGTTTCGCTCCATGCGCTCAGGATTGTTTTCCTCCGCGTGTTGCGCAAGCCGCTTCTCCAACCGGGCAATGCGCTCGTCGTTGTACTGGATGGCAGCGTGCGCAAATTCAGCCGCGGTCTCAGCCTCCAACTTGCGCAGGTATGCCTGTTGTAGCTCTACTTGAATCACCTCTGCGATAGTCTTTGACCTAAGAATATCTTTGATGTATTTGATTGTGGTTTCTCGAAAGCCCATAACCCCTCCGCTTAAGACTTGTCTATGTTGGCCAGCAACTCAGAGTAACGCTCGGGCGGCACAGCGCTCAGGTTAGCGCAGCCGACAGTCTCGAACAAGTCCTTGAGTGACTTGCCCTTTTCTTTGTAGTCCACCAGCTTGGCGCGCACTTCCTCAAGCGTAATGGCCGAGGCAGCAGCGGGCGCTTCTGGCTCAACAACGGGGGCTGGCGCAGCTTTGGCTGCCTTGGGTTTCTTTGCTGGGGCTTCTTCTTTAATCGCTGGCTCATCGACCGCTGGCTCATTTTCTAAGAGCTTAGTCATAGCCCAAGCCAAGATCTTAACTTGGTCTGCGTTCTGGGGGTTGAATGTGATAGTAATCATGCTTAGTCCTTTAGGTTGGTTTAGGGCAATCATGATAGCACCGCTTTCATTTTATTTGCAATGCACCCGCTAAAAATAAATCTGTTGCATGTTACATGTAAACAACGCTATCATGGCAGCCCATGACCACAAGTGAAATCATCAGCCGCTTCGGCGGCCCTGTCAACCTAGCTCACTACCTTGGCATTCGCTCTCAAGCTGTGTCATTGTGGGGCAGCAAAAATCGCATACCCATGGCACGCGTGCCTGAATTGGTACGTATCTCACGTCTACTGC